TCACTACCGTAAGGAACGTCAGCATCATCGGGAACGACAAACGATTCGCTGCGATAAGGAACATCGGCATCGTCTGCGATCTGGTAGGCTTTGGTTACACGGCTCTCGTACCGTTCTTCCCATTCACCATACTGCTTGTCCTCGGAATACGAGTGGACGCAATCCTCTTCATACTCAACTTTAATGCGCATTTTACCAATCTCCTTTGAATCTGTTTTGGGTATAGACTAAAGGAATTTGCGTGTCAAGTGATTTTAGACTGGAGATAGATAAATACAAGATGCGAATATATGAACTTCTTGAAAGTGCCATTGATAATGATGATCCTTTGTCTGGCAAAAGGCGCGGAAGACTGAGCCAATCACCTATTAGAAATGAAGGGGTCATTGGAGAACTTGAAGATGCTCTTTGTTTGTGGGGTATGGGAGAGACCGAAAAAGCTACGCCAATTTTGATGGCACTCAAAAAAGAAGCATCAAGATTTCCGTGTTATCAGAAAGTTTTATTTCGTGGAATAACTATTTCTCCCGAAAAAGTAGATGCTGAAGACTTAACAATACACACCGATCCATCTTTTCCCTTAGTCAGTTGGTCAACATCAATTGAGGAAGTGATTGAGTTTATGCATGGATGGAATAGACCGTATGTAATTCTTTCTGCGCCCACTAAAGACTTGAATGTGTATATTGATTTAGTAGAATTTGATCGTGACGCTAAACCCGTCACTGAAATGACTAGTCAAAAAGAGGTTATAGTTTACATGCCTCAAACGATGGTATTCCCTAGACAAAACTGCGTGTTTTTTACAGATATCGGAAGGCCAGCAAGCAAAGACGATGTTGAACTGTTAGATCACTTCATTTCTATAAATTACTGAATATTAAGAAATCCAACAGTCACAGTTGCAAGTAGTCACATGATGAATTGCGTTGGCCACACTCGGTGATGCGGGAAGCAAAGTGCTGTTCGTAAAGTTTGGATCAAGATTCGGTGGAAGATTGGTTGGATTTTGATCAGAAGGAGGAGCAATAATTACTACAGAATTTGGTGGAGCAATAGTGGCAGTAGGACCTACTGGTACAGTAGAATTTACTACAGGATTGCTGGTTCCATTTAGTATCTGAGTAATGTCTCCCGTAGTTACGCTACTTGTTGGCTGGAAACCAGTAGTAGGCTGGTATATTCCCAAAGGAGAAGGACCAACCGTAACATCATTTTGCAAATTTGTTGCCCAAGATGGATTTGTATAAACATTTCCATTAGGGCTTGTAATGCCGGTAACTGCCCCTGCTATTGTTCCATTTGTTATGAGAGTTTTAATCTGTGATGGACTCAAAGTTCCGGGTATATTATTATCTAAGTCAATGCCTACAGATTGCAATCTTGACTGGTTTCTTTCCTGTCTCATCATTGCGATAAGGCTTTGGCCACCTAATGTATTTAAATCACTGATTGCTTCAAGAGTCTGTGCACTCATGTGGGGTCCAGTATCTTGAGCCATTGATGGCACAGAATCAACGAAAAAACCAAGTGACGATGGATAGGGGTTAAGGAAATTATTTTTAGGAATCTGAACTGGAACCAAATTCGTATATCTTGCTCGCTGTTCAATCAGAAGCTGAGAACCACACGTATTCCAGTAAGTTTGTAAATAAACAGATGTTTCGGGATTAGTTTGCTGAATGTTTGTAATTTCGGCATTTGCCTGATCAATATATCCCTGAACTACGGTGTTCATGGTGGCCCATCCAGATGTTCCAGAAGCAGTATTTGTTCCCGATGTTGGAACACTTCCGTCTGAATTAATGGGAAGGGCGGCTGTTGGCGGAGCCTGAATTGTTGCAGTAGGAATGGTTGTGCCCGGTGTTCCTGCAATTCCAAATGTTATGGAGGTTACTCTTCCATAGGTGCCAGTGTCGTTTGACCCCGCATTAGTATCATTCGTATCTATAATGCACGTTGCAGTTGACCCATCAGAGATGGTAATTGATGGTGCTGGTGCTCCGCCTCTGCCGTATCCGCCGCCCGGAGCATTAATTATTACGCCTGTCGTAGTATAATACGTAGTGCCACCAATAACGCTGGTAGTATATTGCACCGTTGCGGTAGCCTGTTCCCATTCTACTGCTAATAACATCTGTTGATAGATATTGTATAATTTTGCGGTTTGAAGCTGTGTGATTCTCTGCTGTATTAGCTGCCATGAATAGGGTAGACCAGACATGCATCCGAAGAAATCCGACATGGTATAAGTCCCATTTGGTCCAGAACCTAATGCAGTGACACTGATGACCATATCGTTTGATGTTTGATCCGTTGGTTTACTTGTTCCCGCAACCAAAGGTAAGTCGGAAGTGTTTTCAATTCCTTTTACGACTTTAGCAAATTTTTGAATATTACAATTCTTAATATTTCGTATTTGTTGCATAGAATATGAAAATGCACCAGCACTAAGTGCTTGATCGTATGGGATAATATTAACGAGATATGACGCAAATCCAGTTGGAAGTTGATTATAATTTGACGGGTTTAGGGTACTTGAAAATGTTGGCGGAATTCCTGCCGGAATGATTGTTCCCACATAGCTTTGAATGATGGGTGTGTCTATCGCAGGGTTTACTCCATCATTTATATATATTAAATAGTATGTCTTACTGTTCGTTGGTAATCCCATAACACCATTATAAATTGGAACTGTTAATGATGAATAGCTAGTTGGAAATAGTTTTTTCACATTTAATAAATCAGCAAGTGTAGTTAATCCTTGTATTTTACACTGTAATGCGGCCAAAATTGTTTTTAGATTTTCCCCAGCAATAATCAGAAATGCACCATATATCATTTGCTCCTGACTAGCTATAACATTTGCAGATTTTCCAGAAACGATGTCTGATATTTCAGAAGTGCTCATTCCAGCAGATAATAATGCCAAATTCAAATCTGAGGTAATTGCTGAATTTTTACTCAAATTAACAAGCAAATTTGATGGTAATCCGAAAGTGGCGATGTTTTTTAAATCAAATGCATTACCCAAATTTATTAAATCTTCACCAAACGTTAAAGTTGATAAATTAACTCCAGAAACATCCGCACTGATCAAATCGTTCATATTACTGTATGTGCCGTTCAGGAAGGTATTGGCATTGCTCGCTGCGGTTATGGATTTATTTGATGAATTCATTGTTCCATTCAATGTAATCAACGATGAGCAAAATTCTTTATAGTCTGGTATGGATTGAGTTACACTTGTCGCATTCCAATTAAACTCATTCCATGCTTGAAGCGCATGAAGTCTTATGTATCCCCATTGAGTAACGGACATGTTCGGATTACTGGTGTCATACGGTAGCCATGTCGCGCTCTGTCCCTGTCCAGTATTACCAGAGATTCCATACCCAGAAGTTGCTTGGCCAGCCCATACACTTGCAGGATCATTTACTACATATGTGGGAGGAACTGAATTTCCTAAAGCAGGAATAGATGAACTTCCAATTGAAATTAAGTTGTTATATGTGGCATTGCTTAGGGTTGCATTACCGTTTGCAGGACCTCGGTTATATCCATCATTGATAGAAAATGTCAACAATCTCAATGCCGTATCTGATATTATACTACCGAATTGATAGGAATCATTGGTTTTGCTTGATCCCATATAGCCTGATGCTACCGGATTAATAGTTAAACCAGTGTTGTTCAACACTGACCCTAATACGTTTATCCCTAACGGGCTTTGATTACCTGAATCCGCCATTTTATTCCTTTATGGGCAATTAACATTTGGGCTTCCTTGTGAAATAGAATGTCCACAAGTATCTCCTGATCCAACACGCAATACGGCAACTCCTTCTGCAAAAACAGTCGGACTTCCGTCAGTAGTTTTTGCGGCAGCATGTGGCCCATCACCGTGTGGTGTAATATCACTTACATGCAATCCAACGGCAATACCATTTGCGAACACGGTTGATGCTCCCTTAATAATTTTGCCGCCAGCCTGATTCTGGTCGCCCTTACGTGATAATTGCGCCATTATGTTTCCTTATCCGAGGATCAACTTTTTAGTATCGGGAATTACCAATCCTGTTGTAGCCTGAATATATTTATTCTTTACTGATTCATCAGTAAGAGCATAAATCACAACGCTATTAAGATTGAGCTTTGTATCGGCCTTGGGGTCTGCTGTAAATAAACTTGGCACAAGCCCAATACCCTGTGCACCCGGTGCCACGCTTAGTGGATCGTGAATTAATACTTCACCATTCTGAATATCAAGAATTTTAGTAACCAATTCTTCTCCTGACGCAAGCTTGAGTGTTACCACGTGACCAATTAAATCTGATAAATGCTTCATTATTTTTCCTTTATAATACTTCTGTTAACTTATTGCGTAATTCTTTGAAGCCGCCCACATACTCACCGTCAATGAATATCTGCGGAATTGCTTGAGCGGCAGGAACGGCTTCCAGAAGGTCTTCTTTTGTATATCCCTCACCGATCTTACGTTCTTCAAATTCAATACCCTTTTGTGTCAAAAGCACCTTTGCCTGTGTGCAATAAGTGCAATTATCACGTGACCATACTACTGCTTTCATTCTATTTCTCCGTTAAATAATTTCATAACCACATCAATTCCATTCAATGCTCCGGTTGGCACTGACACATCAGAAGCACGATTAATGGCATAATCATGTGGGTTGATACGAATTAATCTGTCTGTTCTTTCTTCACCCATCATTCTTATGCTTGGAACTGCCAAACCTGCACCGATTTCAATCCCGATAATTTTTTTCTTATCCTTTTCCCAGTTCAGATAATTGCGTTCCTGCTCATTGACCTTATAGGGAATAAACCATGGATCATTGAACATCATTACTAATGGTCGGTATACCGCAAGACAGCGTGGACACGTTGGTATTTCATCTATGTGGGTTAGTTTTTGTGTAAATTTTGGCATAGGCTTAATATCTGCACAACATCCATGGCTACATTGAACATATTCTAAGTTTCCATGAATTTCATATAGTCTGTCACGATCATATCCTGCTTTGATAAAATGCCCATCCACATTACTAGTTATGACAAAAATATCTTTTGGCAATTTTAATAATTCATAATACCCACGATGAGGTGAGAGTTCACTATACATAAGAAATCTGTTTATGTAAAAGTTCCAAGAGTCTAATGGGGCATTATGAAAACTGTCAGCAGTTGCATATTTGATGAATGCATCTTTCTCTGCTGTCCAGATTCCAGAGTTTCCCCTAAAATCTGGAATACCAGAATCTACGCCCATGCCTGCTCCTGCAAGAATCACAACACCATCCGCGTCTCGCAAATCCTCAATAATTGTATTGAGGATTACGCTGTTACCATTCTTCATAAATTCTCCTTAATTCACATCATACCATATTTTTTGTATGATGTCAATCAAAGATCAGGAAGTTCGTCGTAGTCAAGAACGTCAGACATAATACCAATAACATATGATGTGCTTTCTGACTCTTGCAAGGCAGTTTGCTTTTTAGATGTGTCCATGTGCTTGTTAAACCATGGAATAGGTGTAGATTTTGGTGCCGGATTCCAGTATTTCATACCGATCTGTTTAAGAGCATCTACTGCATTATAATCAACAAAATCTACCATGATGCGTTCATTAAGTCCGATAACTGGACCCTTTTTGAAAAGATATTTTGCCCATTCTTTTTCTTCACGAATAACATCTTCGTAAATCTTTCGCACTTCCTGTTCGCACGTAGTCTTAGCAGTTACGAATCGCGGGTCTTCCTTGACAACCTGATTGATCATCCAAGCAGTCCATTCTTTATGTAGAAGTTCATCCTGTAGGATCAAGCTGATGATGTTACCATTGCCCATGAAAATCTTATTCTCAACCATTGCCAGTGATGTCGCAAATGATACCATGAAGCGGAATGCTTCAAGTGCATAGGAGGCATGAAGTGCCAACCAAATAGCATTAATGTGCTCTTGTTCAGGAACGGCCATAGCATCTGCCCAAGCTTTATTGCCTCCTGTAAAGTTGTCTACCAGTTCCTTGCGGCAATTCAGCACATGTAAATCGTCATAATACTTACCTACACTAGCAGCCATATCAATGATTTCCTGAGTGTCATGGATAGTGTTGAATACTTCTTTCGGCACATTGTAGATATTGCGAATAATGTGTGAATACGAGCGACTGTGAATATTTGTTTCGAATGATGACCATATTAAAACCAATGATTCCAGTTCTGGAATAGAACAAACAGGAGAGAATATTTGTACCGGGGCGCGGCCTTGAATACTATCTAATGCAGTTTGTCTCAATAAGTTAGCAGTAAAGATATGACGTACAGTATCGCTGGAATCTTTAAAATCTCCGGCATCCTTAGATAAATTAACTTCTTCGGGAACCCAAAAAAATCCACGCTGCATTTCTTCAAACTTAGCAAGCTTGGGCTGACGATATTCTTCAAATCGCTGAACAGTCACTACACCATCCAAGAACATCTTTCGTTTTAGATAGTTAGGAACGTTACTGATATTGTATTGATCTTTAGACATGATTTACTTCTTTTCCTTACAGTTATCAAAATGCCATCTTGGCATTGCGATTGCGCCGCCCGTTTTGTTACAATGCGGACAAGTTACTTTTTCTCGTATCAAAAGCCTGTGCGTGTCTCCATTTTTCAACTTTGACTCTTCGCTGTGGTTCTTTGGTCCATTGCCCCCGTTTGCGAGTTGTGCTTTTCTAATGTTTTCTTTATGAGACACTGATTTTGGTTTTCTCATATTCTGTTTAGTTTCTTCTGTTTTCGGTTTTCCTTTTGATGACAAAGTTTTTCCGAATACACAATATGATGATTTGCCACTAGCGGTATTGAAGTATCGTTTGTTGATACATAGTGTGTCTGCTATATATTCTTTAATGATATTTTGTTCAAACTCAAAACAAAGTTCGGGATTTGAGTCCTTAAACAATATCACAGTTTCAAACGAACTGCTCCCTGTTTCTTGTATCAACTTTTTCACTTCTTTAGAAGATGAGAAATATGATGTCCAAAGATCATCTTCAGGCAATGTGCCTTTCTTTATATGATTATATCTGGAACCATAGTAAAACTTGCCAGTAGGTATATGTCTAATATAATAGACATAGGCAGGAATATTATCTAAATACATTTGCTGTAACTCCTCAGTGTTATAGAGCCGGTAGATATTATCAGTATCGTGATCGGCAACTGTATTTATCACCATTCTAGCCTCTACAACTTACAACTCTCGCAATCCCCGTCATCATCAAAGTCAATAGGTTCTAACATGCCAGGTGCGTCATCGGCTTCTTCTTTGGACCCCCGCTTATCAATAAGACTATAATAATTTGTTTTTCCACCCCATTTGGCGAATAGCATTAAATTTTTTGCAATAAGCGTAGTAGGAACCCTACGATCAGGAAAATGCTTAGGAGAATAAAAAGTATCAGTAGATATGGACTGATCTATGTATGCAGCCAGTACCGCTGCTGTCTTTAGATATCCAACACAGTCCGTCTGTTCCCACATCAATTGATAGTTCTTACGAACCTTGGGTATATGATAATCGGGAACTACCTGAACAAACGATCCTGCCTTTGATTCCTTGATGGATATTAAACTCATTGGCATTGCGATGCCATTGGTTGAATTAATAACAACCGATGATGATTCAACTGGTGCGATTGCTCCAACAGTAGTATTGCGAACGCCGTATTGCTTCATGTTTTCACGTAGGGTTTCCCAATCAAGTTCAGGTGTGAAATCGGCTAATTCATTTACACCCTTTGCGCGAAGTTCCCATGGAAAAATTCCCTGACCATAACGAGTTTTATCAGAGTCAATACATTTACCGCGTTCTTTGGCAAGTTCAACATTAGCTTCCATCAAATAATATGTTTGATGTTCAATCCAAGACTTGACTTCCTGTAACGCATCCTTTTCTCCATATTTCAATCCGCGCTTGGCATGCCAGTATGCAAGGTTGGTGATCCCGATGCCAATAGGCCGAATTTCATCATTGGAAAGTTTTGACTGGATAGATAGAAAGTCTTGATAGTCAAGAATGTTATTCAGACTACGCAGCAAAAGACGACATGCTCTACGCATATCTTCTGGATTTCTAAATGCTCCCCAATTTATACTACCAAGAGTGCAAAGGGAAATTCTGCCATTTTCATCTTCAAGATTCTTAAATGGGCGTGATGGTAAGGTTATTTCTGCACAGAGATTGCTCTGATAGATACTGTGATATTCAGGATCAAATGGACCTTGATTCATCACATTATCTATATTCATTAAATATATGCGACCAGTATCTGTACGCTCCTTGAGAAGGCCGCTCTTGAAGACTTCTTCGGCACTCATTACCTTCTTGCGTAAATCCTTACGCTTTTCATACTTTACGTAGAGTTCTTCAAATTTAGCAGTGTTTGAATAGAACGCCTCATAAAGGTCAGGAACTTCGTTAGGATCAAAGAAGGTGATGTTCTCTTTGTTCTTAAATCTTCGCCAGAAGAAACCTGATAGAACCACTCCGTAATCCATGTGGCGGACTCGGGTCTCTTCTGTTCCCTGATTATTCTTAAGCACTATAAGATCGTCAAATTGATGATGCCAAATAGGAAACCAAACTGTGCATGAAGCATTACGAATGCCACCCTGTGAGCAAGATCGTAAATCGCCAAACCATTTCTTAAGAAAGGGAATCATGCCAGTATGCATAATTTCGCCGCCACGAATAGGTGATCCAAGCGAGCGAAGTCTTCCAATTTCTAGTCCAATGCCAGCACGTTTACCGGCATACTTGGCCATCATTTGTCCTGAAGCAAAAATTGAGTCCAGATCGTCATCGCTACGAATAAGAACACAACTGCTGAATTGCTTTGTGGGAGTACCAAGACCAGCAAGAACAGGAGTAGCCAAAGTGAATAAACCATCAGAAGCAGCATTATAGTAATCTTTTACATAGCGCATTCTTGCAGTGTTTGGCTCTTCTTTATGAAAGACCGTTGCTGCTGCAATAATATATCTGACTTGAGGCGTTTCATAAATTTCTTTAGTGGCTCTATTGCGAACAAGATATTTTTCAATAAGTTGCTCAACTGCCGCATATGAATACTGTTCGTCTTTTGAATGATCAATAATATCATTCATTTTGTTCCATTCATCCTCAGAATACCATTCTAGGAGTTCAGGCGTATAAAGTCCAACAGATATGTTTTTCTTTACAATATCATATAGGTGAGGAGGATCAAATTGTCCATAAACATCCTTGCGAAGCATAGACAATCTCTGTTTCCCGGCAACATACTGATAATTAGTGTGACCTACGTCAGGATTAGACTCTGCGTCAATCAAATCAACTACTGCTCTTAGTGTGATTTGGTCAATTTCTCTAGTAGTAATGCCATCAAAAAAGTTTGGTTGTGCTTTAATTTCTACCATTGACTGGCTTACATCTGCTATTCCTGCACAAATTTTTGTAATCTGTGCTTGCCACTTTTCTAAGTCCAGTGGTACGACTTTTCCTGATCGTTTGGTTACGTTAATCATTCTTTACCTGTTTTCTTTGTTAATGGTTTTATGTCAATAAATCTTGTGATTTTAAATTCAGTTAGGTCTATATTTAACACTGAGTTGGGGTAGTAGTTAAGCGCATATTTTGCGTCGTCAACTAAGACTAATACAGCATGTTCATCACAATAGTCTATTGCGTCCACTAAGTCAATGTTTTTGATACCCAAATGCAATAATGTGTAGATCATTCCGAGTGCTCTGCCATAGTGACAGTAGTCATTGTCTTTGAGCAATTCCCATGGATTTGGCCAATCTTCAATGTCTGCCGGGTGAAGATAGTGAGGTGTTATGGGGCATCTTTGCCAGAAGTTGTCAACCTCAACGCATATAGTTTGTAAGTCCGCTTCTGTTAATTTTTCTTTAAGAGCGTGCCAAGATCGCAGCCGGGTATAAAAATCCGATAAGAATACGTTAATCATCTACTACTTATAGCAATTTTAAGTGGACGATGAATTATCTCTTTTCACATTTTCTTCAAAATCGGGAGTTGAATGTCTGTATATATTTAATATTTCGGTATCATCTTCCAGTGCCTCAACTTGATGTTTAAAACACTGAAAATGAACCAATTCAATAAAATCACCAGTTTCTCCGATTATTTCTCCTGCCCAATCCTGAACACGCACTCTTATCTTCCCCTTGATAACTTTTATATCATGAAATGTTATGGGGTTATGTGTATGCATCGGTAACATATCGCCCACATGGTCAAACATGCAGCGCAGTTGATATTTTCCATTTTCTTTTTCCCAACACGTGTTCAGCATTGTCAGGCGATTCCAGTAACTGTAGAAAAATAACTGTAGGCGGGAGAACTGTTCACTACCAGTGTATTTGCTGAAAATGACACCGTAGTGCTTGATGTGCTTGTATTGGCTGTTGCTATAGTAGCGTTAGATATTATAACTGGGGTTGGAATATATGTAGAGTTTGCGGTTTCTGATACCTTAAAGACGACATTTGCAGTAGTTGTTCCATTTTGTTTAGTGGTTACAGGTGCACTGTTTGCATAATAGTATGCATACGTGTTTGCGGCGGGTGGTCCTGAGGTAGACGCCAACGAGACAAAAGCAGTTGTAGTGCCATTGTTGTATGCGTCAGTATAATAATTTAAATACAATGTATTGGCGGCTTTTCCGCTTATGATCCGTGTTGGTGAGAAGCCGGGTGCCGAACAGCAAGCACCTGCAGCATAGGAATTGGTCTGAAATGCTGTCATTTGATAGTATGTTGGATTTATGAGAGTTGAGTTTAAGTGTGCAATCTGCAATCCAGAGGTATATTGGGGTAACGTTATGGCCGCCGAAGTAAACGGAATATATCCTCCACCAGTTCCGTCTGGGTAAAAGAAATATCCAGTTAGTAGCCCCTGAGATAGCCGGGATATAGTAAACGATGAGAGGTTAGTATCAGTTGATATTACTACTTGATAGTAGTTTTGAAAAGAGCTATAGTATGCAATTGACTGAATGAATAATACGTTTGCCACGCTATCATAATTAAGTTTTACAATACTCTGATACCAATAAGATGAGTTGGTTTCATAGGGCGAGCCGGTGTATTTGCTTATTGCTTTAGATACAAGCAATGTTCCGGTGGATGAAAATTTACTTATGCATATTGGAATTGAACCCGAGACATAAGGAATATTTGGATTTCCTACTACTATATACACATTTCCGCTAGGATCAACTGCAATGTCAAACATATCCCCCAAACTCGAGGAAACGCCAGTATTATAATATGTGTTGTTAGTTGAAAATTGATAAGACCACTGTAATGTTCCTGATGAATTATATTTATATAGCCCATTTGTCCAAAGCGCATACAAATTGCCATTGTCATCGCATGTAACCTTAGGTGTTATAGCATGCTGTGAAGATGTACTCAGAGCAATACTCGGACTGGTCAAACTAAAAACTACACTTCCAGAAGAATTTAATAATGCCAACCCATATGTTGCTAATTGATTAGGATTCGTTCCCGTTACTGTAACTGGACTGGAATATGCTATATAATTTCCGCTGGGAGATGCTGAAAAGTAATTTGTATAAGCATAGGGTACTTGGAACTGATTTTGCCATAATATAGTATCACCCGTGTTATTTACTTTTGATATATATCCTCCTGTTGTCGTAGAAAAATATACATTTGAATTGGAGTCCGTCCCCAATAACTGGGGCTGGTAAAATGCATTAGCAATACCGAAATAATAATTTGTCCAGTATGTTGTTAACGGATTTTGAATTAAATTCAAATTACTAAAAGTTACTGTCATTATAAATTGCCTTTAATCCGTACATACATAAAATAACACCTTAATCAATAGTTGCCGTAGACGTTTCTTCATCTAAAGTAAGGGTCCCATCACACACCATACTCCAATCATGTCCAGTTTTTTCTCCACGACAAGGAACATTAATTTTGACATGTTTGACTATCAAGTTTCTTCCTCCACCGATTACTCGCCAGACACTATCAACGTCTCCCCAATTTTGCTGTCCATGTCTTTTATTAAAGCGTATGTGATATTCCGCAATCATATTACCTCCGGAGTTTCATTTGTATTTTTAGTAGGAACAGCGTGTATAATAAAATGGATAAACTCAAATGGCTCATCTGATGCATTAGGTTCAAATCCATGTGCTAACCAAGCATTAGTGAAAAATAAATCGCCAGCGTTGACATCAAAATTTACTTTGTCTGATCCATAGGTGGCAAGCGACCCATTTGTCTGTGGCAAATTTATTTGAATTTTTGCTGGTCTTGGATCAACGATGAATGGTCTGGTACTTTTTTCTGGAACATTTAAAAAATAAAAACCGACCAACTGTGCACCAAACCCATGAATATGTTCGTGTTGTTGTCCATGTTTTAATAATTTTTGTCCCCAAAAATCAGTGACGCTGGTATCATATAGTGACATGTCATATCCCTGAGATTCAAGAATGTTCCATCCAGTCTGTGCTATGTAATTCAGTAAATCCGCCAATTCTTCATCAAACATATGTGAAGTATGTGAAATTGGATAAATTTCGTTTACTTCTTCATTGCAGCAACTGAGGCTGTTTTTCATGACCTTTTTTGCAGATTCAATGAATTCAGGTTTTTTTATCTTATAAATCCCAGATGGGAAGTAAAATTCACTAACAAGTATATTATCGTCTTCTTTAAGATCAGTCACAATTTCACATCCCAAATTTATATCATATGAAAGTATTTATTATCTATATCTTAGCCTGTTAATAAGTTATGGTGCACCAACACAAGTTGATGGGAATTGTCTAGTCGTACCTGGCCAGACGATACGCACTGCACCACATGCTCCGTTTGAACCCGGAAGTGTAAAGCATCTAGAAGCACCGCCGCCGCCGCCGTAGGGCGCACCGCATGTCCCATATGTTCCTCCTGAGGCGTTGCCTCCACCAGAACCGCCTCGTCCAACACCACCACTTGTTCCCTGCCCTAATAACCCGACACCGCCGCCGCCATGATAGAAACCATACCTACATCCACCACCCGCGCCTCCTCCTGTTGGTGCCGCAAAGTTCCCATTTCCCCCGTTTCCCGAATATCCTGCTGCGCCGCCACCTGTGACATTCAGTACACATCCACTATAACATCCGTTGCCGCCTTTGCCGCCATTACCGCCGCCAGTTCCTACATGAACACCACCGGTTCCGCCCGCTGCCGTAGTGCCACCACTACCACCACCACCTTTAACGAGAGATGTGCTTACAAAATAACTATCGCCGCCTGCATTACCATTTTTAAGAGGACTACCACAGCCTGCAGGACTGCCGCCAGTTCCTTTTGCTCCTACCACTACCCTGTAGTTTGATCCTGGGATTACGGTATAGTTGTTGTAATATCCTAATCCGCCGCCTCCGCCTCCGCCTCCGTCTACATAACAAAAACATCCGCCTATACATACTCTAGTTGGATTTGATCCACCACCGCCGCCGCCAACAGCAACTACTGATACAGATGTTACGCAAGCGGGAGCAGTCCAGCAATAAGAACCAGGAGTAGAATATGTGACTGAACCTGTAGCACCGCCACCAGAACTTACTTTAGCACCGAATCCATAACCTTTTGCGCTACCATTACCTAATGTACTAATTCTTGGCATAACTATCTCACTTTTTAGAACTTAGTCTGAGATGCTAAGACAGTATAGGTTGGCGTTGCGGCAGTTTTAATGATAGTATATGTATAAACATCAATAACATTAGCGTTACCAGAAGTGGGTGCTGTACCACCTTGCCAATATGGAGTAACTGCCGTGCCATCAATTTGAACTGCACTATTATAAAAAGCTGCTGCACCCTGTGTAGTAAGCAGCGCGAGAGTTACTGATTGTCCAACTGCTATAGCGTTAGCAAATGTTTGTGTTGATGAAAACGCAACGTTTAGTGTCCAGTTTGTAGTAGCATTTGCCGTGTAATACTGAACAGCACCGAGGTTTACATAGAAAGTTTGAGTTGCTGCCGGTGCTGCTGCCACAATATTGACAAGTTCAGCAGTGTTTGTCATAATAGCGGCAATAGCACTTGAAGTTCCCGGAAACGATACTGTTCCGTTCATTGTGGTAATACTGTTTGCGTTTGCTACGTTAGAGCCAATGACAATAGTGGTATTTGAACCAGATAATCCAGCAGTGCCGATGTTAACTGTCTTTGTGTTGCCAGAGGCAGTAGCGCCATTGGCAATACTTACTGTTTGGTTTGCTGTTGACTGACCAACAGTGATTGCACCGGTACCAGTGGTACCACCAAAGGTAATCAAGCCGGTGGTTTGCCCCGTCGCCAAAATGCTCGTGGTGGTGCCGGTAAAGTTGACCCCGGTACCCATATTGACGGTACCGTCTAGTCTTACAAAACCATTGGAAACAATGCTGTCTGCTCTGAGTGAAAACTTTTGACCAGCCGTGACGTTCGTGCCAGCAACTGGGTCAGCAAAATAAGCTCCAACAAGCGAGCTAACGGTAACGGATGTATTGGCAGCCGCATAAGTCTGAGGGTTAAACACGCTCATGTAGGCGGTGGGGACCGTCCCGCTTGCTGCGGTGGTTGTATCAGTCCATGTTGCTGCGTTCTGTATTAGTGATACTCCATTTGTCGCCCACGCAATAGCATTACCACCAACTGGATTTAGAATGTGTTGCCCATAAATAGTTGTCACTGAGTTTGCATTGACTACGTTAGAGCCAATAAAAATGGTAGTATTTGAACCAGATAATCCAGCAGTACCAATATTGACTGTTTTAGTGTTACCAGAAGTTGTAGCACCATTGGCAATATTTACAGTTTGGTTGGCTGTTGACTGTCCAAGTGTAATCGCACCAGTCTGTGTAGGTCCACCAAGGATAAGTGATCCTGTAGTCATAGTGTTGGCTGTGACGCTTGATGTAGTAGCGTTAAAGGTAACACCAAATCCTACGGTCAAAGAGTTATCAACCGTGACTTTGCCACTTACGCGCATACTATCTGCTCCGAGTGCATACGTGTTTAACGTTGATGTATTTGCGCCCCCAATAGGTGCTGCAAAATATGTTCCGTAAATATTGTTTAATGTAACAGTATTTGCAGAAGTATATGTTTGCGGCGCGAAATAGTTCATGTACGCAGAACCAATAACAGTAGTCGCTGTAATAGCTATAGGGCTACCAGCACTACCTACTGTCTGACTTACAGATACAGTCCAAGTTGTACCACTACCGCCTGTGATAGTGGTACCAGTAGTAACACCAGCACCAGCAATCGTTTGACCAATAGCAAGAACACCACTCACTACAGACGATACGGTAAGTGTTGTAGCAGCAATGTAGCCAGTAATAGATGCGCTGCCTGTTGAAGTATTATCTGTCCACGTTGCCGCAGATTGAATCAAACCAATACCATTAGTTGTCCAAGCAGTAGTAGAAATGCCGTTTGCGGATAATTTTACAGTTCCTGTACTTAACAATGTTAAATTGGCACCAGAGCCGTTGGAAGATAACAAGTATAACGTGTTTCCCGTGGCAGCGGTGATTCCGCTAGGACCATAGGTAGTAGACGAGGAAGCATTAGCAACAATTATAGAGGTTGTATTTGCTGTTAAATTTCCACTGATACTCACATTGTTTGATACTGTTAAATTATTGCCAGAAATATTACCGGTCACAGAAAGAGCATTGGTTGTCTGATTAAAGGTAAACGCAGATGAACCTGCGAAGTTTCCTGAGTTGTTGTATTGAACTTGTGTATTGGTGCCGCCCGCACTGACTGATGATGAAATTCCAGTTAACTGAGAACCATTACCAATAAAGTAAGAAGCACTGACATTTCCTGTGGTGGAAATATTTCCACTAACATTTGCGTTATTAGCAACACTTAAATAATTTGCAATCACGTTTCCGTTGGCATCGGCTATAATACTCAGGTTAGCAGCATTGCCAACTGAAAATCCATATTCACCATTAAATTGTCTTGCTGCCATTATTTACCTACACTCTGTGATTATTTATCAGTTTAAATTATAGGTATCTATATTGAGTAGTCCAAACCGTAGAGTTACTACTTGCTGGCGTTACTTGTAATTTTAGTAAGGAGCCAGATACGGCAACAGAAAATGACCCAGTATATCCACCTAACGAAACCCCACCAAACGCTGACCAATCGCTATTTACACCATCAGTCACTGCGTGAATTCCAGAAAAACTATACTTATTGGCGATACCATTTTGGTCAACACCTTTGACCAAGAACTCAACGCCAGTTATTCCAGTTACTGGAATACTTGCGATTGCTTGGTTAGCAGTAACTGACGTAGTTGTTACACTTCCCCAAGTAATTCCTGTAGTTGAGGTTGAGTTTCCTAATATGAGATTGTTAGAAATATTCGCACCAGTAAGATTGGCGATGGATGCACTTAGATTTCCTACTCTTAAATTACCTGAAACATATGCTGTTCCAGTTACAGAAAGAGTATTGGTTGGTGATGTGTTACCAATACCGATATTTCCATTTGCATCAATGCGCATGCGCTCATTTGATGCAAGACCGCCTCCAGTAAAGAAGTTGATATAATTTTGTCCACCACCTAATGATTGAGTACCAATAGATAGGTTTGTATTTCCAGTATAAATGTACGCGTCTGACGGATTATTGATAGTCCAATTGGCATTACTATAATTATTACCGAGAATACCAATATCAATGAAATTATTATTTGTACTTAAAGGACCAGTAGTATCATATATCGCAAAGTCTGCCGTCGCCTGTGTTCCTGTATTTGAGTTAAACATTGACACTGCAATATAATTATTTACGTTTCCAGCAAATTCGGCAACTGATAGGTTTGCACTATCATATCCAATAAATGCTCTACCAACGGTATTACCTGCGTATACTCCAGTGTTTGCAACTAAGTTGGCACCGGAAATATTACCAGAAGCACTGATGATATTTCCAGTTAATGTTCCTGTGATATTTGCATTGCTGGAAGTGGTATTTCCTGATACTACCAGTGATGTGAGATTACCAACTGATGTCAGACTTGATGTGACAACTGTTGATGAAAGAACGGTTCCACTTAAATTGGCAGCATTTGCCGTAATCGGAGTATTTGATGCAGCAGTCAATTGACCCTGTTGATTTACAGTGAATGATGCGACGCGATCACCCGTCCCGTAACTTCCAGAAGTTACAGAAGTATTGCTAATACTGAATACTGTTCCAGTTAATGTTAATCCGGTTCCGGCAGTATATGTACCAGCACCAGAGAACTGACTAAACGTAATATTTGTTGTACCAAGTGTAATTGGAGCCGGAGTAGTACATACCCAGCCCGTATTACCATTTGTAGTTCCGCCAGTAACAAACGTAAATGCACCCGGAATTTGGGCGCTTGGTGAATTTAGGTCGAAGTCGGTGGTACGAGTAAGAACATATGCCGATGTTGAGTTACCTGTATTAGATACCAAATAGATACCGTTATATGGCGCATTTGCACCGGCTTCATTTTTGATCAACACACGAGCATTTGCGGTGACCGCAGTACTATCAATAGTTAATGTAGCATTTGCGGTGCCTGTTAGGGTCGCGCCGATTCCGCTTGATCCGTTGTTATACGTATAGGATGGAAGTATTCCGGCAGTTGCAAGAGTAACATTTTGCTTAACGTCCAAACCTTGTGCTGTAGTATCTACGTAATTTTTTGTGGCAGCATCTTGAAGATTAATTGGATCGGACAGGTTATTAATATATCTATTGGCAACAGTGATATTACCATTTCCATTAGGAGAAAGATTGATATTTCCGTTAGCACCAGTTGCGATTGTAATCGCGCCTGTGCTTAAAACGGAGTTGGATATAACATTCGAACCAGTAACGATATTACCAGAAGCATTTATATAACCTGCTGCGTTTACACCGGTTGCGGAAACTACCAATTGAGAGGTAGCGTTCCCACCAACATAGTGGTTAATATTACCGCCAGCAGCAATCGCCACATTAGAACTGCCATTCTGAACAATTCCGGTATTAACGGAAGTTGAAAATACACCAGTTGCAGCGCCAATATTACCTGCATTAGCATTTCCTGATACGTTGAGTCCATTTGCAAAATAAACATTTCCATTTCCAACAAACAGTGCATATGGATTGGTAATAGTCATATTGCCAGTAGCAATAGGTGCACCCTGAATAAAGAATGTTGCTGCGTTTGTTGCAACAATCGCAGTGTTTGCTGCCGCAAGTGTCGGCGCGGCAATCGCATGAATCGCGGCATTCGCTATAGTTGAACTTGGCGTTGCGATATTATCTATATATGTTGAAGATACTGAACGAATGCCAAAATTAGAAGTAACAATTTGAACATTGCTATTGCCAATTACTTGACCCGAAACGTTGAAATTGTTAGCAGTAACATAGCCATTCACACCGTTAGCAACTACGTTACCATTAAGACTACCCACGAACTGTGAAGCAGTAATTGAGTTATTTGCTAAATTAGCGTTAATGCCGGTTGACGTAACAGCACTGAACCAACCATTTGATCCAACAGTTACAAATGTAGGATATGCAGTGGTTGCCACTGAAGAGTTGGTGAGGAATGAGTTAGCAGCAGTGGCGTTTGACACCGAACCAACAACGTTTGAACCATTAATAGATGACAGTCCGGAACCATTTCCTGTGACCACGCCATTTACATATATTCCAGAAGCGGTAACAACAACTACGTTAGATGCACCTGCACTACTCATAGTGATGTTGCCACTATTGATTACTTGAATATTACTGGTTCCGCTATTCAGGCTGTTAGTGCTTATTGACGTAAATGACAGATTTCCTAAACCATCAGTGGTAATCACTTGTCCAGAGATACCACCACTAATTTTTACATTTCCAATCACATTAAGATTTGCGAGGCCAGTTGTGGAAATGTTATTGGTAGTGACATCCCCGTTAGCCAGAATAACAGTCGAATACGGATATTCTCCTACTGAGAATCCTGCTACTGAATTTAAGGGTCTAACTGCCATTTTTGCTTATTCCTTTATCTAATTATTTATCTTTATGGTCTTATCCAGCATATACGGTGATTTGCATTCTATATACAATGGAGTTTGACGTATCTGGATTAACCAAAAGCTGCACGGCAGGGGGAGTTATAACATTTCCGGCATAATAAGTAACGTCAAATTGCCCAACTCCGCCATTGATTTGTAAGCCTGCATATTCAGTATAAGATACCATTCCGGCGTAATATAAAGATGAAATTTTAGCTGACTGTCTTGTGTTGGCAATTGTATCAGTAGCAATAATATGGAAATCTACACCAGATATGTTTTGTACCGGAATACTAAACAATACTTGATTGGGAGTTGTGCTAACAGTTGACGCAAAATAGACCTCTGATGTTGAGAATTCATATACACCAGAACCAATTTGTAATGCATTTGCAATTAAGTTTCCACCAACGGTAAGAGCATGCGCAAAATTATCATATGTAAGATATGGGCTTCCACCAAACAATCCATTTGAATTGAACTGGACCTGTGAGTTTGACCCACCGGGAGAAGTGTTTCCCCCGCCGCCCCCGCCGCCGACTTCCCAACTTAAATTGCCTAATCCATCGGTAGTGAGAACATAGCCATTAAGACCACCAGAAATATGCAAATTTGAGATTGGACCGAGTGAAATATTTGGCGAGTTCGTAAAGTTTATCTGCCCAAGACCAATCGTAGTGCCGTTTAAGGTAGTATTATTGGTAACTACTAATGTTCCGGTCTGTGTCTGTCCACCCGTTTGGATATTTGCCGCACTCACATACTGTGAAGATATGATATTTCCTGAAACTGAAAGGTTTGTTAGCGTTCCAGTGCTGGTAATGTTTGGCTGGGAATTTGATGTTACGTAATTTGCATATTGTGTTGTAATTCCAGTAAGTCCTGCCCCATTGCCAGAAAAATAGTTACTAACGATATTTCCGGTTGTGTTTATGTTTGTTGCAACAAGATTTGCTGCATTTATTATTCCTGTGACAGAAAGTGTGTTATTATTCGTATTATATGTGAACCCGGAAGCACCAGCAAATGCACCATTTTGATTAAACTGGACTTGTGTGTTAGAACCACCCGGTGATCCATTTCCTCCACTTCCTCCGAGAGACCATGTTAGATTTCCAGAACCATCAGTCTGTAAAAAATAGCCGTTAAGACCACCACCAATTGAAACATTAGATACGTTACCTAAACTTATTTTACTTCCATTCCACGTAACGCTTGGAATACCACCACTTATTCCATTATTATTAAATTGAATCTGTGTATTTGAGCCTCCAGCAGGAGCCGAAAAGGGTGCACCATTTGCTAAAAAATAATCATTAGAATAGAAGGCACCAGCGGCAACGTTTCCAGAAGTAAAGACGTTGGTAACAACATTTCCGTTGCCATCTACTATTCTTACTGGAGGAATTCCTGCTGTATAACCACTCAATGAGTTAAAGGGCTGTGATGTCATGTATTGCTTCCATTATCTTATACTGTATTTAGCCTTAGTATAAATTTAAGGAAGTGCAAAGACAATCGCGAAACGGTTAGATAACTGGATCAGTTATAACCAATATGTTTCCTCGCAGCATGATATTATCGTTGTGAATGTCTATGATTTCTTCTTTAAACCTGTTCCCAATCATATTACAGGCATATTTAATTCCGGGCTGTTCTTTTTCAATCTCGTCAATATCACTTATCAATTCGTCGGCATCAGATCGTATTCGCCCCGATTTGTTCTGTATCAGTTTAACATATGCTGAAATCTTTTTTGCATATGATGCAGTATCTGGTGTATCGGGTAAAGGAGTCAATTTTTCCATACGAATCGCGTAGTATTCGTCCGTTATCTTCATCATCTTGCCTTTAAACTTAGGAAAGTGCGGATTGGGATTACTCATTGCCATATAAACAAATTTCTGATATGCTTCGTCTTCGGAATCAAAAAGTTTGAGGACACCATTTTCACCGGGCTTAGCATACACATTAGCAAATATTCCATAACCCAACATTTCATAGCCTGCATTCATAAGAATATTATGTGCTTCTGAACGTTTTGGTCGGCTTATTTCGTCCAATATCTCTGATTCTGTGAGGAGTTCTGTTATTTTCATATTAACATGCCACCGGATCAGTAATAACCAGAACATTTCCACGCATCATGAAGTTTCCACGGTGCATATCTAACGATCTTCCACGCGTGATGGTTGTTGCTATAGCCTCGCAAGCTTTAGTAATTCCCGGCTGCTTCTTTTCAACTTCTTCCATGTTTGCTAAAGAAGCATCACTTGCCTTGCCACTATAGTAAATATCAGAGGTATAATTGTCAATTGCGTACATCATAGTACGCATTTCTACATAGTCAATGGGAGATAATCTTTCCATTTGAATGGCGTAGTAATGATTTGTTATCTTCATCAACTTACCTTTAAACTTAGGAAAGTGCGGATTGGGATTACTCATTGCAAGATTAATAAATTCAATATAGGCCGTGTCCTTTGCTACAAATAGTTTAAGACAATTTGGAGCATCCTGTTTAGCGTATACATATGCAAAGGTTCCGGAACCTAATTGTTTGTATCCGGCTCTTCTAAGAATATCTCTTGCATCCATTAAATGAGGACGACTGATTTCATCCAAGATTTCTGATTCTGTGAGGAGTTCTGATATACGCATGATGTATTTAGTCTATGTATGGCTCATATGCCTCCTTAACAAATCCACCACCATTATACATCGGCCAGTTAAACTCACCGTCATTTTCCAATACGAGACGCCATGGTGTGACCTCTACATAGCTATAAAATTTATCCAGTGTGTCTATACTAAAAGGCGCATTCTCTCCGGTATTCACATTGTGCCAGTATTTGTTAAAACGTGATAGTCCCTTGATAACTTCCTGCATATCCTTAGAATGAACACTACCCAAAATTAATGGTGAACGATTTAGTCTGGTCTTAAAAAACCACAATAACATTGACAAAATCTTCTTGCCTCTGTAATCTGGACTAACATAAACGTTATCTACGGTGTTCTCGTCTGTTAGCGAACAACATGCCACGAAAGCTGTATCATCCCACAATGAATAATAGTTACTACCATCATGTAAGACTTTAAAGTCTTCAATGTCTGCTACATGTTTACCATTTTTATACCATTGGTCTTTATTGTTTTGTACAAATTGTTCTGCCTGTTTTGAGAGGTCTGGTCCTCTCATTGTCATTTCACTGATTTTCATTACTCATCTTCGGCTTCTGAATGGTTCAGAACTTCCTGTAGTAATTCATCCGTTGTCCAGCCAGACTGACTAAGGATTTGAATGGAACTTATAAAGAGAGTGAAAATTGATGAAGTATAGTCAAAGTTTGGAAGTACTCCTTCTTTCATGTGAAGTTCTTCAATTGCCTTTTCTGCTTCTCTGTTGCATACATCCAGATCAAAGTAATATACTGTTCCGTCTTCAAGGATTTCAACACACTCATTGTCTTTCATTTCATCTTTTCCTTTAAATAAGTTGCGTAGCAAGTTGATTCAAATTGGCAATCATCTTTCTCACTTTATTTTGTAGCGCAATGATATCTGGGTCAGTAGGATCAAATGGGTTAGCATCAATGAAATCTTTGGCGCGGCTATTGAAGTGATCCATTAACTCATGTGCTATCTGATATTTGTTTCGGTGTTTAACCTTAAGTACTATTCGTGAGAAATTTTCTGCATTGTTATATTCTGTATCAAAGTCAAAGTCAAACTCCATAAGATTTTTCCAAACCATATTCTTTTCAGTAATTTCATTGATCTTCATCCGAAATTCCCAGTTCTTGATATAGTTCCTTAAGTGCTTGTGTAGATTTTTCTATATTTTCTTTTCCTCTCCGCACCAATTCTTCACAGAACTCTTTAGTGAGCATCTGTGGTTCCTTTTTATATTCGTTGATTGGCTCTTCTTCATTCATATTCACTTGTCCTTATTGTTCTTACAGTTATCACCGTGCCAACGTTTATACATCCCAACACTCGCAGTTTTTCCACAATGTTCACAGGTTTTCTTTTGTTGTGATGGATGTTTACCTTCGGCTAACATTTTAAGATTCGTGTCTGATCCAACAAGATTATGATTTCCTTCATCAATCCGTTTCTGATTCAACTCCGGACCAAGGAAATTATGACGACCTTCTTCAACTAACCTTTTATTAAGTTTTCCTTGGTAGTTTGGACTTTTACCATCTTGCCAATGGTGTGTCCCATTAGTAGCATTTACGGTTGATGGGTTGTTAGTCAAGGTATTGTGTGTTCCACGTTCATATGCCAATTTGGCGTTTCTTCCATCTTTGTTTGGATTATCGTTTCCCAAAAAATTGTGACTCCCGTCTTTAACCCTATTAAGCTGTTGGTTCCTAAAATCTTCTTTTCTTTCCGGATTTCGCTTTAGCCAGTGATTATCTCCGGATATCTTTGCCGCTATCTCGGGATTTCGCATCGGATTATTATCACCGGAATCAAATCCAATGGGATCAATGTTATTATTCATGCAATTGGGTTTACCATAATGTTCTGTGAGATATTCGCCTTCACGTTTAACCAGCGTGTCAAAATCATCAACAAACTCCAATATTTCACGAGTCAGTGATGATTTATCTTTAATGGACAATGGCCATTTACCTGACCCAACATAACCATCTTCTATGTTGTCGGTGCTATGTCTGCCAATATAGTATTTGCCGTTTTTGTGAGTTGTTTTGTAAATAAAATGTTTCATACTTTTATTTATCATAGTCAGCAGCATTTGTCAATTATAAACAAAAGAAAAGGAGAGAATTTCTTCTCTCCTTTTCCATTTTTTTGCTTTACTTTCGTAATAAGTTGTGTTAAACTTATTGGAACGTCAAATTTTGGACCGCAATTTCTCCAACGTAATCCGCAGCATTCCCAAAACTTGAGGCAGTGTTGGTAAGCTCGATATATCCGTAGCGCGTCATAAAGCTTACGACTGGTTCGAAAGTTGACGGATCAAGGACAACGCCAGATGACATCAACGGAATGTATGGGCAATAGAACGCTGCTGCGTCAGTTTCAGATGAACCCTTATAACCAACCAATACTGGCTGAGTGTCAGGTGCATATGAGTTAACGAATACGCGCATTGCACCATTCAAAGTACCAACGAACTTGGTGTTAGTTGGAGCTTCAAATGTACCTTCTGTTGTACGTGCAAATGCAGAAGTAGTTGCTGATTGAAGAACAGTCAATGATGCTGGTGAAACAACAGCCCAATTACCTGCACCGCGACGAGTGCGCTGTGCGATCAAGTTTGCAACGCGGTTGATAAGAACAGCAAGAGCAGCATGTTCGTCACCAACGTAAGTAGCAGTACCTGAAACAGTTGCTTGGTTGAAGGTGTATTCAGTTGATGCAAGAGTTGCCAATGAAAGCAAGATTTCCTGATCGATTTCAGCAGTAATTTCCTGTGCAAGTGCTGCCATGATTTCTGCTTCAACGTCAATCCCGTGTTGTGATTGAGCGTCCTGAGCAGCTTCAAAAGTCCAACGTGCTTGCAATTTACGTGACTTGGCTTCAACAGCCTGTCTGAGGATTTGTACGCTGATCTGCTTACCACCGTCGCCTTCAAGTGAAGCAGTGTCCGCACCAGTGTAATAATTAGTGCTTGTAGTTGCTGCTGGTACGCGGGAATATGCCTGCGCGATCTTGAATGGTGAAAGTGCTTCTTCACCAGCAACGACCGAAGTCTGTGCTGCTGAGTTGTCAGTCAATGACTGAGCGTAACGAACACGAAGAGTGTGAATCTGTCCAACTGGACCAGTCATTGGCTGAACGCCTACGAGTTCGTTTGCAATAACAGTTGGCATAACACGGCGAATAACTGGAAGAATAACGCGGTTTAGAGTTGCGATATTACCAGCAGTAGTCGTGCCAGCAGAAGATTCTGCAAGCAACTGCTTTTTAGTATTTTCAAGGATAACACCCATTGTTGAGCGACGATTGCCCTTTAAGCCTTCAAGCAGAGCATCTTTTGTTTCGCCCCAACGGCTTTCTAATAGTACTTTTGACATGTTTATATCTCCTAATATGTCTTTATTATAGCCCTGCCAGGCGCTTAAGATCGATTACGTTATCTTTTTCGTATGTATCAATCTCAATTGGTTTCTGGACAGTTTTATTACCAGTTGCCTCTGCAATAACGGATTCAGTCAATGAGGTCTTTTGGGCCTTTTGTGTTGAACCGGTATTAAGTACCGCTGGTAAATATTTGTCGAATGCGTTCTTCAATTTAGGTGTCTGAACGCTTTCAAGTAAACTTCTCATTACTGAGGCTTTTTCGTCATTGAGAGTTGACAATAGGTCTTCCATTGTCTTCTCACGTTGAGTTGATTCCTTAATAATGCGAACTTCACGTTCCTTGCTTTCAACGATCTTAGCTGCTTTCTGCAACTGAGATTTGGCTTCTGCAAGTTGACGGTCTTTTGCTACAAGAGCATTCATTACCTTGCGAGTTTCAGCCTTATCATTTAGATAAGTTACTGAGAATTCACTTGCGAAGGATTCGAAAATCTTGCGACCGAAATTGTTTTCTCTTGCGATTTTAATGTCTTCTTTTAGTTGTGATAGTTCACCCTTGAGGTGATTTCCAACCATGGTGCTGACTTTCTTGGCACTTTCAGTAACGAATTTGTCCTTAAGTGCTTCAATTTGTTGGCGACCTTCAGCAACGAGCTTGACTTTTGCTTCAACAACTGCTTCTCTATCAATAGCAAATTCTTTGATTTCACGAGCCAAAGCATGAACAATAAATTGTTCCAACTTCTTCTGATTTTCCATCTGAACTTTACGATCTGAACGAAGTTCACGAATTTCTTCGGCTAATTTAGTAACCATGAAATCATTGAACTTAGTTGCACTTTCACGCAGTTTAATTTGATTTTTTACTCTGTCTTCATTCATTGCTGCTCTCTCAGATGCGAATTCTGAAATTTCATCTGCGAGATGAGCGGTAATCATCTTATCAAGGGATTCTACCATAACCATTCTATCGTGTTCATAGCGTTGTGCAAATTCTTCATGAAGTTCTGCACGAACTTGATTACGGGCTTCATTCAACTTAGATTCCCAGGCTTCGTTTAATTCTCTGCCTACGTCTTCGTTGATAAGACCGCTTTCTAGTAATGGCTTTATGGCATCTAGCATGCTTAGTCCCCTTTATAATTTAAGATCATTGATGAGGCGTTTTACTTCCTCAGCAAGGTATCTCTGTACTTGTTTGTTGCCTTGTGCTTCTTTGGCAATCTCAAGTGCCTTATGTCCGTACTTCATATTCAGAAGTCCTTCATAAATTGCCTTGGGATATGCGTTTGGAGCACTTGGTTGTGCAACAATATCTACAGTGATTATTTCAAAATCACTGACGCGGCCATCCATGTCGCTTACGTTACCCGAACCACGACTTGATACACCTAGCTTGACACCCGACTCCAACATTGTCTTGACAAGATCACCCATTGGAGTTGGGAGAATTTTTAATTTACCTACGCCGTTTGGTCCATCCATATCCATAGTGGTAATGCAGTGACTAACGCGGTCTAGGTTAATTTTAAGATCATCAGGATGGTCAACTTCACCTAAAACAGAATATCCATTGGTTATTTGTTCGTTTAGTGTTCTGACTGCTCTGTTGATTTCTTCAACTGGATATATTCTTTCATTTGCGTTCTTGACGTTTCCCTGAATGAATATACCCTTCATGTATAAATTTTTTCCGTTACCTGTATCAACCGATTCAATTATCGTGTTTGATGCTAACGGTGACAAGAATTCTTGTAATATTTTTCTATTAGGAATCATTGTAAATTTCCTTTGATTTCTGATCAGATAGAGCATATGGGTCCGTATTAATACGGACCCATTCACTCGTAAACAGCCCCGACTTAGCGGTTGTCTGTTTCTCATTTCTCTGATACAGCAAAGCCATCTGCTTTCAGATTCCTATTAACGCTGTGGTCTACGAGTAGGAGCACGATTACGTGATTCTGCTACTGGACTACGGAAGTTTGATCCATCATCACCATGCTTTGGCTTAGGTGCAGTGTCGCCCTTTTCTTTGAAATTATTCTTTCCCGGTACGTTTTTGAAATTTCCTGCGCCCGGAAGATTTCCTTCGCCTTTGGTCAAGTAATCACTTGGCTTCTTAGGGCTGGTAGGGACTGATTCTGCATCGCCAGAGAACTTAACTGGACGACTGTCCATTCCTGATTGGCCTGAGTTAAATGCTACAGTAGACTTGGTGTTTTGACCGTTGTCGCCGTGAGTTACTGAAACTTTATGAAGATTGACGTTTTCCATCATTGGTTCTTCTTCGTCGTTACCAAAGTCCTGATCATCGTCTCCCATGTCAGCATCTTCGTCTTCATCATCCATGTGGTCCATTTTGTCGCCGCCCATGATGTCTTCAAATTCAGCCATCAACTGGTCAAGTTTGTCTTCAATGCGAATTACGGCATCTTCAATTTCTTCATGTTCCATGTGTCCCATGTCGTCTTCGTGTTCATCATCCATATCAATGCCGTCCATGTCGTCCATGTCGTCCATTTCCATGTCCTGATCAAAGTCAATATCTTCTTCTTCGGTGACACCTGCTTCTTCGGCATTAATTTCGTCAAGCATATCGCCAACTTGTCCACCCATACCTTCGTCCATCATGTCTTCGTCAGCCATGATTGATTCAAAGATTTCGCGTGATTTTTCAACTACGATTTCGTGGAAAAGTGCGTCTGCTGCTGCTTGGTCTTCGTTGATAACTAAATTGATCAACTTTTCGTATTTTCTAATATCCATTAAATTGTCTCCTGATACAAATGGCTTTGTGAATATATTTAACCCATATGCAAGAAAACAACTCAATAAGTGTGTGTTTTTTGATTTTTATGATTATGCAATTGCTGGAGGAGCCATACTTGCTCCGACTTCTGGCTTAGCACCATATTGTTTACGCACTTTTTCTAAGTGTTTTTTACGCTCGTAATTTCTTAAATCTAACATACGGCGTAGTTTACGTATTTGCGTTAATGTTAATTTAGTTTTACGGGATGTTCTCCACGCGGGTCTGCTATTGTCAGAGTTGACATCCTGTAAACCATTTATTGGTGGTGCAAACATTTCATTTAGTTTCATATAACTATTTATCCCTGATTAACTATTCCCCAATGGACCAGCGGCTGCGCCGCCGCCTGCGGCAACTGCACCACCAACATCGGACGCAACTGGCCCAGCTACTCCCATTTCACTTTCTGGTCCTTGTTGCGATGCTTGGTCAATCTGATCTGCCGTATCTGAATCTGCTTGGAAATCACCAGTAGATATACCAATGTTTCTCAAATCAGAACCTTGTGGTTCATTAAGCATATCATCAGCATTTTCTTCATTCCACATCTTTTCATTTTTCTTAATTTCTTCTTCGGTAAGACCTAAGAATCTTTCAAGAGCAAAGCGTTTTGATATATACGGAAAGGATTCCATTGTTGCAAAAGTTGAAACGCGAGCACTATCCATTTCTGATTGACGATATGACGCAAAATTTTGTGGTGCGTTAAATTTAATACCAAATAAACCGGGATCAATATTAAATCCTCTCCAACGGAGGAAAAGTTTAAACTCTTCATCCAATTTCAAACAAATATAATTTTGCAGTCGTTCACAGTATTGGTTAAATCTAAATTCCTGAATCATCGCTGTGCCAACACGCCCGTCATTCATTGGAGTAGTATTATCATCGGGTCCAGTTGGTAGATATGAGCTTGGAACACGGAGACCACGCGCAAGACGATTATTAAAATATTTCAAGTCATCAATTTCACCAAGATTCTGTCCACCCGGAAGAATATCAACAGTTGAACCGCGACCTTCTGCTGTAACTGGAAAGAAATAATCTTCGTTCATTGAGAGTGGATTATAACTTGCGTCAACTACAGATGATCCACCATAAACAGAAGGAATACGTCTTTGGTGAATTTCATTCTTGACGCGATCAACAAATGCCATTGCCATGTGTGATGGCATATTACCTACGTCAATTTTAAATACTCTTCGTTCTGGTGCTCTTTGAACACGATAGATAAGGACTGCATCTTCAAGCAGTTCTTTTTGCTTGTAAACCTTGAAGATGTTTTCAAGAATAGACTGCCCAAATGGCCAGAAACGATCAAGTCCTTCTGTCAATGATAGGTGAACTACGTGCTTAGCATCAATTGCCGATTCAGACTGTCCAAGAGTAAATCTTGATCCAGAGGTATTGTAAGGCATTGCTGGAACAGTATATGGAGTATTGGTTCCTCCACCAGAACCACCAAGACCAGTTGCGGGATTAGCAGCAAAGTCAGTATTAGTCTTCTGTGCCGCGCTGAGGTTTTGTAAATTGATATTGATGTCTTTAATTACATATTGTTCTGGTTTCTTACCTTCGGATTCATTAACAATGACCTTGATAACCTTAACCATGTCAATCCAAAATAATTTAAATGTTTCTGGGTCACGCACGAAAACCTGATCGCCATACTTTACCACGTTTCTGAATACCTTGAACATGCGAACGTCAAATTCATTTAGTTTTGACCACTGTTGCAACTGTTTAGTAAGCAATTCTACTTCGTGGGGAGTTGGATCATCTTTAAATTCAATTTCAAATGGAGTCTTGTTATGTTCATTGCGCTGAGTAGAAAATTCAGCAAGAATGTCTAAACAGGCGTTGATTTCAGCATCAACATCCATCATTTCATACTGATTGTAACGTTCAACTCTATTTGGGTGACCTGTGTAGACTTCTGGAAGCCTAGACATGTAGTTCTTATACCCAAAGTCATCGTTGTTCCAGCCACCAGTTGGCATTCCGTTTTGACCGGGCGAGCCATTCCAAGCGCCTGCATTACTGTTTGCACCAGAGATTGGCGAAGAAACCCCGCTCTTATTTACAAATTTCTTTTTATATGCCATGAACCTATTTCTCTTAGTTATAGACTATTTAGTATCACTCACGTATATGACGATATATTGCAGCTAAGTGATTATTAGTTTCCTGTTGCGCTCGGTGTAGATAATCTATCTTAGCAGACTGTGATTCCATTGTTCCATTAAGTTTTTCAAAATGTCTTGAAGTTTCATTATTTTGTTGATTTTGTACATACTCCTGAGGACGATGCTGTTCAATATTATGTGGAGTATTTTGTTCCCTACCGATTTTACTAGACGTATTGGCAGGGCTATATGAATTTATAGAATTATCAAAAGATGGCGTTGCAACAGCCAATTGAAGTCTGGGCTGACGTTGTATTTTGAAATCTCTAATATATTCAGAATTTTCTTCATGCTTTATTGGATGCTTTATTGGATGCACTGTAGCTTTTTTCTTAGCATCATCCTTTACCATATAATCAGCGAGTAGTTTGCCGCCCTTTTCTCCTAGCCAACTACCTATTGCACCACCGGCAGTAGCGCCAAGTACGGTGCCAACAGGTCCAATCAATGATCCAAGTGTCCCGCCTGCTAATTCACCAATGCCTGCACCCACTGCCGCACCTGTTCCAACTGTGCCAGCTTTTTTGAGTGAAGTTTTAGTTGAATTACCTTTCTTTTTATCAGCAGAATATTCTTCGTATCCCGAGAAAATACCAGATATTCCGCCAGCAAGTCCGCCGCCAGCTTTCGCTACTAACTTCCCGACAGGTCCTGTTATTTTACTAGCCATTCGGGTTATGGGTTCAAATGCTTTACTTGCTGCTAAGCTTACGCTTTCTCCCGCGCCAGATAATCTTGCAAATGAGGTTTTTGTTAATGTACTAATTCTTTCAGCTAATTTAGGTAAAAGCCCTTTTGATTCTTCTGCTTCTTTTTGTAATAATGCCTTGCCTAATGGACTATTAGGAGTTGCTTCTGCTCTAAATCCTCCACCAACACGAACACCATCTATTACTCTTCCTTCTGCCGGGATAGGCTTGATAGTTTTTCCAAAAAGCATTTCGCTCAGGGAACCTAATTTAGATTTAGCAGCAGAAAAAACTTTACCAGTAGCAGAGGAAATTTTACTGAGAAACGGGCTGAGCAATTTAGTACCTAGATATGCAGCAGGACCTGCTCTCGTTGGATGCCGTTCAAAATAGCCTTTTCCAGATTTATTTTTGCTACCTGTAGATTTACTTTTTTTAGATGCTTTTTCAGTTGCATTTTTGTTAGTAATACCGTGCATTTTGTTGATGCCGTCTCGTATTTCTTTAAGAAGATTGTTATCATCAGTAGCTAATCTTAGATTTCTATCTGCGGCTGGATCATAAATCTGTGTTCCGCCCTGACCTGAAACAGATGAATTCCTATTCATCAAATCTTTCATCTGTCTTGTCGTGTCAGGATCAGCAACTTTACTAAATTGCTTTAATGTTTCCGATTTAGTGTAATTGTTAAGTTCTTCTAGTTTGCTACCTGCCCTATGCTGAGCATTGTCTACTGGAACAATCATTTCTGTGCCGTGTAATAGTGCGGGATAACCAGAGTCTGGACCAGAGAACAAACCACCGTTAGCTGCTTGTAAAGCAAAGTGTACGGGATCACCTCTTACTGTTTGATATAAGCCCGCAGAATGTAACGCATTTAATGCAGCAGGATTATTGTACTCAGCAATATCCACGGCAGAACCTCTCACGTGAGGTGAATTTGGATTAGGAGGCGCAACTGGATTTGGATTATTAGCTCTATTGTCCCATAAACGCTGTTGATCCTGAAGTGAGCGCGCGCCGCTGTTTAGTGTTAGTTTTCTACCTGTTTGTTGATAATACTGCTGCGCTGCTCTTATTAGTGCAGCTTTTACATTTGGTTGGAGTCCATTAAGGTTTTGCAGTCCACCTGATGCCCCACTAAAATTAATATATTGTGCAGCATTTGCGGGGTCTATGTTATATTCTGAACCAAATCCTCCTCCGATTCCGGGCAGACCACCAAACAATCCGCCAAAATTTGTTTGTTTAGTATCTGTATTTTGTGCAAGAGCTTGGGCATTAGCAATTCTTTTAGCATCATCCTGTCCTGCCGCACCTTCATATAAACGAGTAACTATTGACGCTGCATCATTTACATTTGATGCTTGTTTTAATCTATCCCCTGCTGCCTTACGATTTCCATTTGTTAGCTCGTATTGTACATATTTCAGTTGGTCTTCAAAGCTAGAACCATATATTGATTTACCATAAATTTTCTCAAATTCTTTTCTTCTGGAAGTATCCCATTGAGCAATACCATACATACCAATACTATTACTAATGTTTGGATCAAGATTGGCACCAGATTCTTGCTGTAGATTTCCTACTATCCCAGCAGCTTGATTTTTTGTCCATCCTTGTCCAATAAAAAATTTCATTGCTTCGGCTGCATTTGCACTGTTACCGGCTGGTGTTCCTCCTCCTGCTCCTCCTCCTCCTCCTCCTCCTTCTTCTTCGGTTTTATCTTGTCCATACCGCTCTGACAGCGTATCTACGCTTTGTGTGAGACGATTTATAGACTCATTCAAACGTCTGAATGCTGCTATCAGTCCTCCTCCACTGGTATTTTGCATTCTTGCGTCTATAGCGGATTGATCAACACTCCCTCCACTATCTTGGTTATCGTTATCACGTGTTATATCGGGGGTTTGAGGAGTTTCTTGATCTGATGTGGATGCCGTTGTTGGTTGTGCTGATGAATTATCGCCACTTCCTGTTAGCCAATTATATGCCATTAATCCAGCACCACCAAGCATCATGCCCGCACCCAGAATATTCATTCCTATCCCAACTGGTGCCCCAACACCAGTGGCATCTGCGGCAACACCACCTGCTTCCATTTCTGCACCAGATGCTAATAATCCTGCTCCACCGATCCCCTCTGCTGCTCCACCGATCCCCTCTGCTGCTCCACCGATCCCCTCTGCTGCGCCTGCGGCTTTTACGCCCATATTACCAAAAAGTCTATTACCAATACTTCCAAACAATCCACCGCGACCAATGCCCAACACCGCTGCGCCACTAAGTCCCCACAATGCGGCTGTAGCCGCTAAAGTTGCTCCCGTTAAGCCAAGAGGACCTAATAAGTGTATCAATTTTTCCAATCCCTCTTGATAAGAAGATTGTAAATTTCTTTCGCGCCTCTTTAAATCTTCATCACCAGATGCCATTGGGTTTTTATTTGTATCAGTTATTAATTTTACGCGATCATCGTATTCTTTTTTCGTCTGCTCAGCATTTTTATCACTTAAGCCAATATTGGATTTCTTAAGTGTATCTAAATCAAAACCTAAATTTTCCGGATTATCCCCGTACATTACACCAGGATTGTATGCAAATCTATTTTCAGCAGCATTTCTTGCATTTACTGCTGCTGAATCAAACTGATCCGGAGACAATTGACCAGATTTAGCACGATCTATGGCTGTTAATACTTCCGGAGAGCCAACTACTTGTGATGCATTATTTTTACTGATGCCTTGATACATATATTCACCAAGAGCAGCAGCCTGTTTTGCGCCAAATCTATCAGACAATGAACTCAACATTTTTTCGTGATCATTGACTTCTTTTAATTTATCTTGATATGCCTGTGATTTAATTCCTTGAGTCTTACCTATTTCTTGTAAATCAAGCATTTCTCGGCGGCGTCCCAATTGCACTGCTTGGGTGGAAGCAAGAGAATCTCGGTCGGATTGTAATTTATCAGCACTTTCACCAGTTAGTGATGACATTCGCGCTAAATTTTCTACGTATTCTAATGACTGTTTCTGTAATTGTCCCATTGTCATGTGCTGCAATGCATATGCGGAACCCGATTTACCCTGCAAATCTATATATTTGGATTGCATGTCTATTAAGCGTTCTTGTGAGATGCCCATCATACCAAATCGTTTACGGGTTTCGTCAGCATCTTTGCCCAATGAGGCCATTTTCATAAATTGGGTGGCACCCTGATCGGCAGAACCACCTAACGCAGTAAGACTTGTTCCTAGACCACTGGTAGCTTTCTGAAGAATAGCCATTCTTTCTCCAGAAAATTTCGCTTCCCGTGAGAATCGGTCAATATTTTCTAAAGAGGTAGTAACAACACCAGTAGATTTTGCTAATTCGTCTCTAAAATTTGTAGTTTGATCTACTAATTTTAACGCATCAGCGCCAAATTTAGTAAGTGCTTGGATAGCTAAGCCAACTGCTGTGCCTAGTAGTCCAAAGTTTTCAGCAATCTTAGATGCAGCAACTCCGGCATTAGTTAATGATCCAGAATATTTTTCTAACCCTTCTTTACCACTGAGTGCCGCACTACCAAACCCTAATAATCCAGTGGATGCATACCTAAATGAAAGTTCAAGATTAGCTTGTGCCTCTTTTATCTTTCTTGCAGAATACTCTTCAGCATTTGCCAAGTCTTGTGCTGCCTGTGATGCGTTATTATTGGCAGTAGTATTTTTTTGCGTAGCATTTGTACTGTCAGATGTAGATGATGTAAGATCATTAAGACTCTTTAAATACGAAGACATAACAGAATTATTCTGTCCCATAAGGTCAGTCATCTGTCGCAATTGCTCATTGAAATCTTCCAACAAATTTGGATCAATATCCATTATCTCAACCTAAATATATTTTGGTATTTTTGTACAATAAATACTCTTATGTATTTAGCATTTCTAAAACCATCATTTTGAGGAAATTAAAAAAATGGACAATAACATTCCTATTCCACCTACCCAGAATACAAATATGGGAATCCCAGTAGCCGGATTCACTCCAATTTATAATGATCTACCTACAAACACAACAGATCAATTTGTAAATTCACCTATACCACAGACGATGAATCCAACACAAGTACCACCATCAGATGTTAACCCACTTCGTCAATATTTTAGAAGACCAACTGTTCATATTAAATTACCGAGTGGTGGCATAGGGTATCCTGTTGGTGCAATTGATATGCCAGAAACGGGAGAACTTCCAGTATACCCAATGACTGCAATTGACGAGATTACGGCAAGAACACCTGATGCATTGTTTAACGGTTCTGCCGTTGCGGAATTGATTAGAAGTTGTATTCCAAATATCAAGGACCCATGGTCAGTTACTAATGTTGATTTGGATGCAATTTTAATTGGTATTAAAGCAGCGGGTAGTTCAGGAGACATGGAAATTGAAACTACTTGTCCCGGATGCGACGAAGAAACCAAATTTGGCGTAAATCTCATGGGAATGTTATCAACTCTTGGTGTGTCAGATTATAACACATTGTATGATACGGGAGACCTAAATGTAAAGTTTAGACCACTCACGTATAGAGAAATAAACGATGTTTCATTGAAGCAATTTGAAATTCAGAGAGAGTTTTCAAGTATTACCATGATTGAAGACGCAAAAGAAAGAGACGAAAAAAGTCATGCTGCGCTAGAAAAAATTACAACATTAACTCTTGAACTATTATCATCTACTATTGAGTATATTCAAACTCCTGCTACAAAGGTAACAGATAAAACTTTCATTCTTGATTTTTTAAAAAATTGTGATAGAAATTTATTTGTTAAACTTAGAGATTATAATGCTTCACTGAAGGAAGCAGGAGAAATTAAACCTCTCAACATGCAATGCCCACAATGTAACCATGAATACACTCAACCATTTACTTTAAATCCATCAGATTTTTTCGTGTAAGGCTTCTAAACTCTAAGCCCGAAGAGATTAGAAAGCTGCTAGAAGGATATGAAAAGGATGTCGCGGCAGTAAAGAAATCAGCATTAACGCTGTCTTGGTATATGCGTGGTGGGGTATCATACGAAGATATTCTCAATATGTCTGAATCTGAGAGGGGTGCAATACAAGAAGTAATTGATGGCAATCTCGAAGTTACTAAAAAAACTCAAATGCCATTCTTCTAATTATTTCTATCCGGAATCCATAAGAAGTTCATCAATTGTTTCAATATGATTGATGAACTTCGTTCATCTGAAAACTCACTTTGTTCGTTTTCATTTCTTTCAGAATTGATTTTTTTAGATTATTTTTTATTATTCTTAAGAAGAGTAATGATCATTTAGGTGCTTCTTAAATAGCATTGCCGGTTTGAAGACATAGTAGTGCTTCCGTAAGAAAGCACTACTAATTTACAACTTGCCATGGCCGTCATTCATTATTATCTCTCTCCCGGTCAACTAGCCTTTTAATCGCTGTTGACCGCCACCGGTTGCCCTGTAAGGTATTTATGGAGGTGTAGTGAGGCTATCGGTCTTTCCGACCCCTCGGCAACGCATGTTCTGTTCCCACGAGATAAACAGGGTACAGACTCATTCAGGGTTCGTCTACTAACGATTGCCCTGTCGGTATTCCTAAACACAAATCAACACACCAATTGATGTGTAGTGTTTTGCGGTTGATATTACTATCAACATCCACCAGACTATGTTGAATCTGGCACTGACCTCTCGGTCAGGCATACTCCAGAATCCGGACTACAGGGGGTTTAAATCCTGCTTCCTCAAGGAGGGTCTACGAACGTACACCAGACATCAATGTGGGGTTGGTTTTGTGTTAGGTTTAAATGGGCTAGATATTAGATTAAATGTTTAGGGTGAGAATATTAGATGGGGGTTCTGACATGGTGTCTGCGGTGCTGGATGTTGAGCTTGAATATGATTTAAATAAGTCTTTGTTGTTTTTAAAAAAATGGTCAAATTCAATGAATATCCAATCACCTACTGTAGGTGAACTATAGTAAGTGAAATAATCGGTTATCCATGTATACTTAGCTTGAACGGCTACATAACGACCTTTACGATTAAACTTCATGAATAGAATGTTACAATCGCCTTCGTCTGCCACTGCCATAAGCTGTTCAATCCAAGTATCAAATACTTTGCAATTGCCAGTTAATAACTGATGAAATGGGAAATCTGCATAAGATTTGCATTCTGCGTTGAATTTTGTAAAAGACTGTCCCGGCACGATATCACCCTTGAAACTGCGAACCTGTCCCTCATGAAGGAACTCCTTACGAGCTTGATTCTTGCCGCCCACATACGCACCTGAACCCGGCGCTCTGATAAAACTTTCGTTGTATGTTTCGGATAAGAATTTTGCTACTTCGCGTTCAAATGAAGAGCCTTTTGCTTTCTGTGGTGATGTCATATACTGATTTATCTCTTTTACCAACGCACGTATTTTTTTTATTCTATATCGGTTGATGTGGAATATGAGGTGAACCCAGCCTCCTTGACAACCTTGAGAACACTTGGAACACGCCCTGCAAGTTCTTCTCTGTGTGAAACGAGCCAGATTGACTTGTTGCGGTTACGAGACATTTCTTTGAGAACAGCCATTGCGTTTTCAACTCCTATAGAGTCTAAGCCCGAGTCAATCAATTCGTCAATGAACAAAGTATTAATAGGACGATACAAGTTTTCCCACACATCTCTAAATGCAAACGAAAGACCAAGAATCAGTCGGTTCCGCTCACCGCGTGATAAATTATCAAAATCCAACTCACGCCCGAGTTCAGTAATTTCAACCGACAAGTCATTCTTGAAGATAACAGTATGGGGCAGTCCCATTTTATCCAGATAATGAGTAAGTCTTGCGTTTAAATAGGACAAGTTTTGATCAATGATCTTCTTACGAATAAATGAGTCTTTACTGGTCAATAGGTCCATGAGAAACTTCAAGTGATCACCATAACGTGACAACTCGTTGATCTTTTCAAAATCAATTTCTTGTAATGCTTTAGATTCCATTTCAATAACCTGCTCAGCATAGGGATCAACTTCTGCTACCTTACGTTCAATCTGTTGCAGCAGGTTATGCACGGTTGATCTATGTTCAATCGCCTGCGCTTCAGTATCGTATATAGTCTTTGGAACGGGTCCGAGGGCTTCTAAGGTATCATTTTCTGTAATTTGCTCAGCATAGGGATCGGTCTCATGGTTTTTAGAAGCAATTTTATTTTGAATGTTTTCAAGTTCGGAACTGTGTTTGATCGCCTCGGATTCAGTCTTATAATGAGTGGATGGCTGTTTACCCAAATTCAAATCATTTAATGCATTTTTTATTTTTTCTAAATCATTTTGGTTTTGGGTAAGATCGTTCTGTGCAGAAGCAAGCAATGCCTTTTTATCGTCCAAAACGGTTACATGATTTTCATCATGAAAATCTTGACCACATGCATAGCACCTGTTACTTTCCAAAGTTGCAATTTCTTCTGAAAGTTTCTTGATGATTCCGGTTTCGCGAATAATATTCTTTTCTAGATTCGCCTTTGTCAAGTTGAACTTATCGGCATCAGCCTTTTTATGCTTCCATTCGGCAACGGACTTGTGGGCTTGTAATTCCGCATCAATATCAATATGACTCAGAGCATCATATGTGCTTTGAAGAGCAGCAATATCCTTGGACTGCTTTTGCTTCCATGCTACTTGTCTAGCGACGAGCGCACTGATTGCATCTTGCTTTTTCTTTTTTTCTTGATATACAGAGAAGTCTTTATGAGATTGTAATTCCGCCTCAATATCAATCTTGCTTAGTTCATCATAGTCTGTTACAAGACTATTTAAATCTGCCTCATGTTTCTTGATCCACAAAGACTGTCTACGTTTTAGGCTTTCAATTTGTTCCTGAACTCTTTTGTTTGCTTCTTCAATAGCCTTGACCTTGAATTCTTCTTGCTGGATATTATCTTTATTGACATTCAGTTTATCCTTTATGGCTTTAGCCTTTTCGGACAACAAGGTAATACCAAGCAACTGTTCAATAATATCTCTTTGTGGTCCTGAACCAAGGGCAAGGAATGGCTCTGAATACGTATTCAAAGCAACAATATGCTTGAACATATCGGATGACATACCGATAGCGCGCTCAATTGCAGCCTGAGTTTCCTTGTTTTCACCTTGAGCGGAATCGTCTTTATGCTCTTGTAAACTATTATTCACGAAGAACCTAAGGATGTTTGGTTTTCTTCCTCGTTCAATCTTATAGTCAATCCCATTAGCACTAAATTCAAGAGTAGCCATCATACCTTTACCATTGGTGCGGTTGATAAGGTTATCTTTACGAATGCTATTAATTGGTGAACCAAATAGAACATAAGCCAGCCCTTGTATCAGAGTGGTTTTGCCCGTTCCATTTCTTGCACCATCTCCTCCAAGGTCTAAATTTTGACCCATGATAAGAGTTAATTCTTTGCTGTCAAAATTTACTGCTTGGGTAACTGCTCCAATTGAAAGGAAGTTACGAAGGGTTATATTTTTGAGAATGATTGACATGATAGTATTATAACATCCTGTTAGGTATAAATCAATGGTTTTTGTTAAATATATAAATAAATGTGAGTCACGGGACTGCAATCCCCACCCACTCTAATTGCTAAGAAGGAGCTATCAGCAATGAATATTTATTACGTTTATGCATACCTGCGTAAATCTGATCTTACCCCATATTATATCGGTAAAGGAAAGAGAAATCGCGCATACGGATGGAAACTAAAGAATCATATTGACTCATAAATAGCCAACAGAAGTTTAGAATCATAGAAATCGCTCTCTATGGCGGTAATTTGGTCAACAATTATTTGATCAACTGATTCAAACTTAAGTTCACCTGTTTCTAAATCTTGAATGTGCTCGCTATTCTTTATTGGAATGAGCGACATTTCACGAAGATTATGTGTTGGTATCAGAGTTTCTCTAATGAAGTTCGCCTCTTCATATGAAATGTCAATGTCAAGATGGACACGAACGTTTGTCTTAGGAAGAAGTAACCCATCAGGATTGTCCAGAACGTCACTGAGTTTGTATACTCTGAATAGCGGCTGTTGTGGCCATGCATGAAACTCAGGCTCTTCTCCCCACTCAAGTACCATCATTCCTCTGGCATCGTCACCAGCGTCCGCATAGTTATGGGGAAACGCGTTTCCAATGTACCATACGTTCCTTCTTGCCTGTCTCTTATGAAAGTGACCGGAGAATACTTTATCAAATTGCTGAATATGGTCTAAGTTAAGTTCTCCATGATCAGGCATTTGAACCATTGCGTTCATGTAGAAGTTTGGCAGTTCAAAGTGCCCAAACATATATTTGCCTTTTAATTTTGGTAACTTCTTATAATCATCACCAACAAGCCATGGCGCAATGACAACATTCCCTTCACAAAACCAATCATTAACGATTGTGATATTGGGAAGATGTGATGCCCACTCTACCGAGTGAATGTCTCTGCGATCACGGTAATAAAGATCATGGTTTCCCGGAATGAATAAAACACGCTCAAATGCATTGTTTAATTTTTCTAAAGCACGTAACCCAAATTGAAGGGTGTGAATGTTTATACTTGCTCTATGATGATTCCAATCACCAAGAAACAAACATGTTTCACACCCCTCCTCTTTTGCCTTTGATATAAACCAATCAACGAAATCTGCGCAATCTTGATTGTGCTGTAGGCTGTTACTCTTTAGTCCGAAATGTATATCAGTGAACACTGCTGCTTTTTTGAATAGGTTTTTCATATGTTCTAACTATACTATAAGTCATTGAAAAAAGCAAACATTATCATTCACTTAGTCCAAAACTGTTGTTTTATTTTCCCTCATCTGTCGCGAGAACGAAGGGTTCAGCCCATTAATTTCCAAGATGTCATCGCGGATATTTTGGTTACGCTTTTCGGTGTTTAGCACTCGGCAGAAACTATTTGTGATAGCAGCGGTATAATAAGCAAATGGATTAGCTGATTTCGCTTCGTTAAATCTGAGTCCAACATAAGTCAATTGTAGGACCGCACTGGCTTTCATTTCATCGTTGTATGTATATCCACGCCAGTTAAACTTCATTGCATACTTTTCACATAGCATCATATACATTCTCGCCAGTTTATTGGTGATGTTGCCATGATCCTTTGAGAAATGTCCATTCTCCAACCCATCAACCCAATGAGACTTACCTACACATCTGAACGTATTTGTTTCATCAAGTTTAAAATGTTGGAATGGTGGAAAGTTTACTTTGACATGAACCATGTCGTCTACTTCACCTTTAGTGGTCTTATCTTCTAAATCAGAGAAATCTTCGCCTTCATCTTCATCAAATACAATGATATCTTTTGCAGTTTTCTTTCGGTTTGTTTTTCTTGGTTGCTTCTGTGAAACAGGAATGTGGTCCCAAGTCATCACACGAAATACTAAATCCTCTGTTGGAATTGATTCAGGGAGAATTTTTTCACCCGACTCTAATGTTAATCTTGCCGCTCGTGATGTCTTTGCGGACTGAACCTGTTCGGGCTTTAATGCATACTCAAGAGCAAATTCAATTGAACTTTCAGGAGCATCAATGATCAGATCATATGCATGATATTCTGGATCAGTGAAATAGCAATAGGTAGTCTTGCTTTTGTGTATTTCTTTAAGAATGTCGCGATTGTTTAGATAATTTACCTTCTTAGTCGGTTTTGTGATTGGTGTTGTTGCCACGTGTGTTCCTTTACGTTAACAATAATTATACCACAATATGTTGCATTAATGCAACAGTTATGGGTAAAAAATCGGGTATTTTTGTGCGATAAATACAATTAGGAAAGTATTTATCAAAGGAAAATTATGCCAACTGCAACCAGATATATAACCCCAACAGCGACTATAACTGGCACAACTCCAGACCCTGATTCTGCACCAACTACATATGCAGTAACAATTAATGGACAAACCATATCTGGTCTTTCTGAAAATGATATATCAAATATAACTGTTACCAATCCCCCGGACAGTACCACTGGTATAAGCAGTGCCACATCAACAATACAAATCGGACAATCCATTATAAATCTCCCAAAAGAGCAAGCCTTATCTGTTATTTCAAATTTAGGTATAGCTGCTCAATCTGTAAATAAATCCATAATAACACAAGCAACGTCCGGTACTGATCCAAATTCACTGTCTTCATCTGGTAATCCACCACAATTAATTGAGGCGCAAACAACTAACATCCCACCAGATCAGATAGACGGACTTGCCAATTATCAGAAAGTAAATCCTGATACAGGTCAAATCTATTACGGCGCGCCACCGATCGATCCCAAAGAATTAGATGCTTACAACACAAGCAGAGTCGGAAACAGTAATGTTGAAGCGCAACAAACAATCGCACAAGATGAAATAGCTAATCAAACTTCTATAGTCAAGGTATTAACATTAACCGATTCGTCCATGTTACCAGGCCCAGCAATAATTTCTGAACCGGTGCCATGGAATCCTGATGAAGGCGGAGCACCTAATCCGGATAATTCCATCATTCAAACACCAATAGGACAAATCAATGATGCTGCACTCAATATTAATAATGATTTAACAAAAACACCAGAACCCGTAGTAACCATAGCTGAATCAACACCAATAGGACAAATCAATGATGCTGCACTCAATATTAATAATGATTTAACAAAAACACCAGAACCCGTAGTAACCATAGCTGAATCAACACCAATAGGACAAATCAATGATGCTGCATTGAGTGATCCACCGCCTCCACCTATTCAGGAACCACAAAATATACCTTTACCGCTAGGTAATGATATTTCAGATATATATGATCCAAATTTAACACCGGAACAAGTAGCATCTTTGAGTCCGGGAGATCAGCGAGCACGTGCAGATCAATTAGGATATACGTATACCGGGCCAGGAAATGCAGCGACAACAAACCCAGATGGTTCCTTGACAGTAACTGCGCCTACGGGACTTAAGGCCACCACACAGGGACAAGCAACGGCACAAGTCCAAAGCAATTATACATCAGCAGTAGATTGGCGAGTACGTCTTACTTTAGCATCAGATGCTGACTACTTGTATATGGCTTCTGAACCGGGTATATTAGAACCCTTAGTACAAACAAACGGAGTTATATTTCCGTATACACCAGGTATTAGTGTAAATTATGCAGCAGACTATCAACCACAAACACTGACACACAGTAACTATAGAATATATCAATACAAAAGTAGCTACGTTGATTCTATAAATATAACTGCAGAGTTTACTGCACAAGACACATTTGAAGCCAATTATTTGTTGGCGGTTATTCATTTTTTTAAATCAGTTACTAAAATGTTTTATGGACAGGATGATAATCCGAAAAATGGAACTCCTCCCCCATTGTGCTATCTACACGGTTTCGGTGGCTGGCAGTTTGATAATCATCCATTAGCAATACAGTCATTTGGGTACGTTTTGCCACCAGATGTGGATTACATCATGACAACTGCGCCTTCTGCCGCAGGAATTCCTGAATCTATCGTAAATAATAAAAGAACAACCGGGGGTGGAAGTCAGAGTGCAAGTCGCCTTCCTGCAAATGTCAGTAAAGGGGGTATTGGTGCACCTCCAGTATTTCCTGCTACACCAAAAACGGCAAATGTTCCTACCACTTGGGTACCGACAAAAATACAAATGCAAATCATCGCTGTTCCCATGGTCAGTAGAAATGATATTTCAAACAAATTTAGTCTCAGGGATTATTCAAGTGGAAGATTGTTTCCATCCATTAATGAGCAAAATAGTATCAATACGGGAATTTGGTAATGAGTTCTACAAAATCATCTAATCAGGTAATATACCCTGCTTCAAGCCCTTACTATAATACAGATATAATTAATAATAAATATTTGGATTTACTGGTATATAGGACTATTCCACTGAATCCTACGGACGTATATATGATTATAACTCAAACATATGAATATAGACCTGATTTATTAGCATATGATTTGTATAACGATTCAAAACTTTGGTGGGTGTTTGCTGGGAGAAATCCTAATACCTTAGGACCCGATCCATACTTTAAATTTACAGCAGGCACGGGGATATATATACCTACTCTGGCTACATTGAGAGAAGTTTTGGGAGTATAAAATGGCAAGTAATACTGTAACAGTAGGCAATACTTATATCAGATATTCAGTAGATTCTTCCGGATCAATTACGATAACAGTGGCTGATAGTTCCACTGGACAAACGTTTGCTTCTGTTTTTGAACCATCTGGATACAATACTGGTGCTGCGTTAAGCGAAGCACAGGATCAGTTAAACAGAAAAATTAGAGACGCGCAAAGAGTCATTAACAATCCAGCATCTACTCCAGAACAAATACAATCAGCACAGCAAATTTTGGCCGCCGCAACTGATGCTAGTAATTATCTAACCAGTAATGGTAACAGTGATTTACGAGCATTGATTGACCAAACACAAACTCTAAAACCCGCACCTTTAGTGCCCCCAATGGAAACACCACTCGCGCCTCCTCCTCCATCCGCGACCGGTTCAGTAAATGATGACAGTGGTGACATTTCATCAAATCCTGCCGGTACTATTCCAGACGCAAATGGACCAATTATACCTCCAACGGATGTTCCAGCATTGCCAAGAGATGAAGAATTACTACCAGAATTCAACTATAGCAATGCTGAAAATGTCACGACAGTAAACAATAATGGAAGCGATAATACTTTACCGGGTAAAAGATTGCAAAATCCATTAGGACAATTTTCAAGTTATAACTACATACTAAGTTTATATATATTAAGTCCGGATGCATATACCGCATTCGTAAAGAGTGGGAATAAGAATGTAAATGCACTAAGAGATGCAGTAAATAATAGTTCAAATCCGGATAACCCAAATCTCAAGGACAATCAGGGGGCATTTTTATTAGCTCAGTCTGGAGGAGTTAATAATCAAAACGCTACTCGCGCTCCATATTTTGATCTTGATTATTATATTGATAATTTAAAGATAGAGAGTATTATTAGCTCAAAAGGTACTGGAGCATCAGCACAGGAACACACAATAACTTTTGACATTGTTGAACCATATGGATTTTCTTTTGGTACTAAGTTAAGAAAGACTTGCGAAACACTAGGCAAACAGGCTAAGAAGAACTCAAAATCTGGCATATCATTACCTAACAATGCATTAAGATTTCACTATGTGTTGGGAATTGAATTCATAGGATATGATGCTAATGGGAACATAATGCTAAGTAATTCCCCTTTTGATGGTGGTATACTTGACCCAAGTGGAGTAAATGCCGATCCAGTGGATACTTTTCAATATTATATTGATTTAACTATTAATCGTATGAAATTCACCTTGGATGGTAGCCCTGCACGATATCATTTCGCAGCCACGCCAACTGGACACAGTGTGGGATTAGGTACTGCCAATGGCACTACACTCGATACTCAGTCAATAACAGCAAACACGGTCTCCGATGCGATAAACCAATTGATGGCCAATCAAACAAAAGCACATAAAAAACAAGTAAAAAATAACAGCAGAACGATTGGAAACAATTATTCCATCAGATGGGAACCGGGAACAGAAAGAATTCAGAATGCAACTATTGTTTCTCCTGCTGACTTGGATAAATCAAAATGGGCCGGTAGTGGTGCAACTAGTACAAAAGCATCTAATCCTAAAACTGCAGCTAAAGCTAAACCAAACAACAAATCCAGAACAATTCATATTGGACATGGGATGGCATTGTTGCAAGGAATCAACAATATTATTCAACAAAGCAGTTATTTAAGAGATGCACTAAAGGTTATTTATGATAGTGATATCCAAGCTAATCCTGACAAAGGCGATTTAAATCAGCAGCCCGGAGGGAACAATCCACAAATAAGTTGGTTTAATGTTACTCCTCAAGTAACAAATCCTCAATGGGATAATAAAACGAAATCATGGGCGTATGATATATGCTATGTAATTACGGAGTATGATACTCCAGTAAATGATAGTATATATGCAAATAAGAAAACTGGAACAACTTATCCAGGTCCATATAAACGATATAAATACTGGTATACTGGTAAAAACACAGAAGTAAAAGAATTTTCATTGGCATTTGATAATGATTATATTCAGACTGTTACTCAAATTCCAGATGAGACGGATAAAACAAAACAAAATAGTGATGGTACTAGTTCACCGGATATTAGTGATCCTACCGATACTCCTCGGGTGCCGGGAAAACAAACCAGCGAATCTAGAACAGGCGGGAAAGGACCGGCGCTAGAATCGCAAAATGATTATATTACGTCTTTAAATAATTCTGGTGCATATACTAAAGCACATCTAAAAATTTTTGGTGATCCTGATTTCTTGATAAATCCGAATGCGAACTCCCCAGATGCTGTATATTCAAAGTATTATCAATCAAAAAAACATCAAATTAATTCACAAGCATCTCAGGTAATAATTGAAGTGGATATAGTAGAAGCTATTGATTATGATAATACGTCTGGCACAATGAGTTTAAATGATAGTATATATTTCTTTCCTATTCCCAAAGAACTTGCACAAGCTACCGATGTTTATGGAAATCCCTTAATACAAGGCATGCCATACTATGTAACATCTGTTACTAGCATGTTTAATAATGGTGTATTTGAACAAGAAATTCAAATGAACGGTGCCACTAATTTGGCGGAGTTAATTGGAGCTAACAAAACGGGTAAAGCACCTAAAAAAACAAAATCTACAACTAAGACTACTGGAACCGTAAAAGACCCTCCACAAAACATACCTTCTAATTCTGACATACTTACTGGTGGATTCGGTGGTGCTGGAGCATATGGATAAAAAATATGGCACAAAATATTTCAAAATTAAAAGGTAAACTAAAATCAGCTAATCCAAGTGTGGGTGGTGGTGACACCAAAATGTATCCTATCCTTGCAACGGTTAAGGATAATATTGATCCAAATAATTCAGGAAGAATCAGAGTTCTTCTCGGTGACAAAACGCCAGAAGACTCGGATGATTCATCAAATTGGCTAACAGTAAGTTACCTGAGTCCATTTGGCGGAACTACAGGAGCATCCGGGGGTAATACGGGGACGGGTTCATATAAAAATAACCCTAGTTCATTTGGTCAAACAAATTCTCCTCCTGAAATCGGCAGTAAAGTCGTCGTAATTTTTATTAATGGCGACGTAAATTATGGATATTACATTGGAGTTGCTCATGACGCAGAGGCGATGCACTCCATCCCATCAATTGGTACATCAGATAATATTGTTGCCAATAATGGTGAAGCAAACAGTTTAGGCGGTTCTACTCGTCTACCCGTGACTAATATGAATACCAATGACGCTGCAACAACTGATAGTGCAGAATTTAATTCCACACCCAGACCAGTTCATAGCTATTCAGCAGCGATCCATACGCAACAGGGAACAGTAAGAGACACAGTGCGCGGACCAAAATCATCAAGTGCTTCTCGCGAGTCTCCCAGTCGTGTTGGGTGGGGTGTTAATTCGCCCGGTAGACCAATTTATAGTGGAGGGTATGATGACGCTACTCTACCACAAAATTTAGCAACTGCAAACCCACAGCAACTACAAGTAGTGTCTCGGAGAACGGGACATAGCATTACAATGGACGATGGTGACGTTGTTGGAAAAGACCAAGGTATACATATACGGACATCTTTGGGTCATCAATTGATGATGAGTGATGATGGTCAAACATTAATGTTATTACATTCAAATGGACAATCATATATTGAATTGGGTAAAGAAGGAACAGTAGATATATTTACCACAAACTCTGTTAATATGAGAACACAGGGTGATATCAACCTTCACGCCGACCGCGATGTTAATATTCAGGCAATGGAAAATTTTAGAGTACAAGCTAAAAATATACAATTCAACTCTGAAGAAAAAACTAAATTTCGTTCAGGTCAAGACTTTCTGATAACTTCTTTGCAAAAGTTTACAGCTAAAATAAAGGATGCAATTGCATTTAGTTCTGGCGCAGAAGCCTCGCTAGTCGGCGCTGGTGATACATATATTAATGGGTCAAAGGTTAATTTAAACAGCGGTTCACCAAGTACAAATCCAGAAGAAGTTCCAATTATTCCGCTAATTGCTCAGACTGATACATTACATGATCCAGATAAAGGTTTCGCCGCCGCCCCCGGTAAGCTATTAACTATTGCTTCGCGAGCACCATCCCATGCCCCATGGGCAAATGCCGGTCAAGGAGTTGATATAAAGAATAGTATGGATGCAGGATCAAATCTCCCATCATCACCGAATCCATCTGTTCAACAAACCAATCAAGCAGCACTATCAGGCGGTGGACAAGGAGGAACTCCCGGACTCACCAGTAATACCCCAGCATTAGCAGGCGATCCTCCGGCAGCAAAACCACCAAATATAGCAACAATATCTTCTGCGCCATCAGTAAATGCAATCTCAGGTGCAATTGATTCTGATACCACTAATGCAATGATTGCCGCTGTAGCAACGGCAGCATCAAACGGCCCATTAAATTCTGCTGTAACACTTGGTTCTGCTGTAGTTGCCACAGATAGCGGAAATGTCGCCGCAATAGGTTCATTTGCTCTTACACCATCCCAATTGGCAAGTGCAGGAATAATAAAACCAGGATCAGATACGTTAATTAATAGTCTCGTAAATTCTGGAGCCAATATTACACAGGCAATGCCATCATCAATATTTACTGGCACATCCGGTGCAGAAAATTTGATAAACTTGGTATCAAACCCAACCGCACAGGCTTCAGCGGTAGTCACTACCATGCAACAAGCACAAACAGCACTGGGTATGGCCGGTGTAATATCTGGCACCGAGTCTGCTACTCAAGTAGCAGGCTTAGTGCAAGCAGGGTCTACCGTTGGAATAGATGCCACCTTGGCAGCAATTCAACAGGTAACTGGAAAAACGGGAACTGCACTAACATCATTAAATGGAGCATCCAGCGCGCTGTCAGGGGTATCCAACGCATTATCAGGTGCCGCAGGGTCAATAAGTGGTACGGCTTCTGGTGCAGTTAACAGTGCTAGTGGAGCAATCTACGGATCAGTGAATCAAGTACAGAGTGCATTAAGCGCAATAGGTTCTGGTGGTGCAGCCGCAGTTTTTGCATCAACGGCTATCGGTGGGTTAGGTGGTATAGCGAGCGCACTAACTGCGATGGGTAATTCTCCTAACTTGTCCGGATTATTAAGTTTGGCAGATGGAGTATCAGCATCAGCATTTAAAGCCATTGTAAATTCATTCACTCCATTACAAGCAAATATACCACAAAATTTAAATGCCATAGCCAAAGCAAATGCAGCTAAAGTAGCTACGGTTGCAAGCCAATCTACTCAACTGGGAGGATCATTACTGAGTGGATTAGCTGGTATACCATCGCAGTCAGGATTATCCACATTAAGTTCTATTGCCGGGAATGTTACGGGACTATCTCCTAATAACCCTTCACCATCATCCTTAGCGAATGCGCTAGGATCAGTGAATGCTGTATCCGGATTAATTAATAATAGCATTGCTGGGGTGACAGGATCAATTAATCAAGTAAATAATGCCTTATCAACGTCTGCTTCATTGACTGGATTGAGTTCAAGTTCTATTACTACCACCATTGGGGGTATTACTGCAATTGCAAACACAATTTCTGGCAACATAACCAAACGATCAACAATTTCGTCACCATTAAATCCGACAATTGGAGGAGTTACTTCCGCAATTAATACTATTAGTAGTCTTGCAGGGGCATCATCATCAAATTCAAGCGATTATAATTCTCTATCATCATCGGCGTCAATAATACAACAAGGATCATCAGCATCACTTTCCGCTGCCACTGCCTCCGGAGTATCCAATTTGCCGGGAGGCATCAATACAGTAGCATCAGTCCTGAATCGTGCAAAGGGAGTAATAAACTCTATACCGGGAACAGGACAATTAACCAGCTTGATTAATCAAGCACAGTCTGCCGCAATGGGCATGAATTTGCCGTCAAGCGGAATATCTTCTTTAGTCTCAAGTTTACAATCACAGGCCAATGGACTGACAGCACTTGCAAGCGCAGGACTGTCGGTTGGCGCTATAGCACAACTACAATCAGCTATTTCAAGTATAGCTGGTGGGACATCATCAATAAAACTACCGTCAGTAGGATTTAACACTACCGACCGCAGTACAATAACTGCACAAATGACAAATATTCTTGGTGATAATGGTATACCGCCACCCAGCTTGGTTGGTGAGATTCCATCTGGGGCAGAAGATGCTTATCAGCAAATTGTTGATCAGGCAGATTCTGCCTATAAAATTCAAGATCAAGTAACGCAATATCAGGTTAAAATTCAAGATGCTTTGGATGCATATTACAAAGTTGAGCAAAATCTACCCGATGGCGATCCTGCTATTGAACAGGCATATCAAGCATATATAACACTAGTCAATGACTCTGCGTATAAATCATCGTTAGATCAACTTGATGCACTAACAAATGCTAATAATGCACTTGATGCTACTAGTGTTGCAACTACAACAGCATCTGACGCAACACAATCTATATCATCAACGCTTGGGAGTGTTTTAAATTCTGTTACTGGACAATCATATAATAATTCCTTATCAAAATCGCTGGATGTTATTAGTAATACTAATAAGTTATTCATCGGTTCAACGGCGCAATCTGTTGCACCGGACTTGACATCAAGTAGCATCGGAAGTTCAATTAATTCAACAGTAAGTGATTTAAAATCACTTACATATGATGCTCAGGGTATTTCGGTAGCTACTATAAATCAAACTGCGAAATCATTGACTTCAGACTCGTTGTTAGCATTACAGTCATCAGTAACGCCTAATGAGGCTGATATTAATAATTCGCTATCTGGAATTACGGGACCAAATATATTATCACCGCCAGATATTACTAGTTCGTGAGGAGATAAATAATACCATGTCAACTTATATCGGATATAGCTCAATTAATGCAAACAGACCACAAACCACTAATGTTCCAAATGGGGCAGATAACGGGACTGGCTCATTTCTTCGTCCCTTGGTTTCAGGAAAGAAATTTGTATTGTATGACGAGCAGCTTGTAGTTCAAGATTTACTGAATGCACTTAATATACGAAAGGGATCAAAAGTCGGTCAACCTGCATATGGAACAAACATTTGGGATTTCATATTTGAACCAAATAGTTCAAATACACAACAAGCTATATTGAATGAAATCAGAAGGGTCGCGAGCTTAGACCCAAGAATGATTATTAATAGTATACAGGCTTACCCATCTGAAAATGGAATCCTACTAGAAGTAATGTTAGCCATTACTCCGTTCAATAATCCCCAGAACTTGACAATTTTTTTCAATCAAAATACCAATTCTGCATATCAACAATAACAAAACCCTCTTTTTATCAATGATAAATATATTTATAAAGAGAGTTAATAATGGCAACTAGTTCAAGAAAATCTGCATTGTTTGGAGCGAATGATTGGCAATCATTATATCAGACATTCAACCAAGCTGACTTTAAAAGTTATGACTATGAAACCTTACGTAAGAGTTTCATAGATTATTTGCAGGTATACTATCCGGAAACATTCAATGATTATATTGAATCTTCGGAATTCATTGCATTATTGGACGTCATGGCATTTATGGGTCAGGGTCTTGCGTTTAGGTCTGATCTAAACGCGCGCGAAAATTTTATTGATACCGCACAGCGTCGAGATTCTGTAATTAAATTGGCCAACTTAGTTAATTATGTACCAAAACGTAATCTAGCCGGTCAGGGGTATTTGAAGGTTGTTAGTGTATCTACGACGCAAAATATCACTGATATTGACGGTATGAACTTGAGCAACGTTCCAGTTTTATGGAACGATCCGGCGAACCCTAATTGGTTAAACCAAATGAACACGATATTCAACGCGACATTGATTCCAGTACAAAGTATCGGCAAACCGGGAAATGTAAAAAATATTCTCGGTGTCACTACTAGCGAATATGCAATACAGATAACACCAACATCTCTTCCAATAATTCCCTTTACGTCATCCGTAAATGGACAAAACACAAATTTTGAATTAGTGAGTGTCACTTCATTAAACGAAGATTATATTTATGAAATTCCACCAGCACCATCTGGACAGTTCAATATGTTATATCGAAATGACATGCGAGGATATGGCAGTCCAAATACTGGTTTTTTCTTCTATTTTAAACAGGGAACTATACAAAATTTTGATTTTAATTTATCTCAAGCAATTTCAAACCAAATTGTCCCAATAGGATCAATTGAAAATATCAATAATACAGACACTTGGTTGTATCAGTTTAACAATAATGGCACAAGAACTCCATGGATTCAAGTAGAAAACGTATATGCTAATGCACATTTACAAACAGAATCATCTAAACGTCTTATTTTTTCGGTTCAGTCTGGAACAAATGATGCTGTTAGTTATGTATTTGGTGACGGTGTATTTTCTAATATTCCGGTCGGCAACTTCCGAGCATATGTACGTTATGGGAATGCGCTAACATATACAATTGATCCAAGTGAAATGTCAGGCATATCGGTAGCCTTCACTTATATTGACAATACAGGTACGCCACAAACTCTTACCGTAGGGTTAGCACTTACCACAACGGTTACCAATGCACAAGCGCGCGAAACATTAAATGATATTAAACAGCGCGCCCCACTTCGTTACTATAGTCAAAATCGTATGGTTAATGGTGAAGACTATAGCAATTTCCCATATACACTGTATAGTTCGATTATTAAATCAACCGCAATCAACAGATCATCAGTTGGTGTATCAAAGAATTTAGATTTACTTGATCCAACTGGAAAATACTCTAGTATAAATTCTTACGGGTCGGATGGCGCATTGTATCAAGATGATAGTAATGGTTTCTTATCCCTTGTTGTGAGTAACACCAGTGACATTATTACCTTCTTCACAAATAGCTTAGCAAATGTTTTAAGGCTAAATGAAGCAAACCAATATTATATTCAGAATTGTACTAGATATGCAATCAATTCTTCCACAAATGATGGAACTGTTTATTGGAATGCAAGTACAGTTAACGCCGGATCAGAAACTGGATATTTATATAATTACATCAATGGAGTAAGCGCAGTAAATCCATTGTCAATTGGTGTATATTCTTCAACAAACGTAAAGTATGTCACTACCGGTGCTATCTGTCGATTTGATTCACCACCGGGTTACTATTTTGATCATAATGCTCGTTTGGTCGCGGGGATACCTGGTTCTGGGGATAGCACGTATATCTGGGCAACTATTCTTAATGTAATCGGTGATGGCAGCAATAATGGTATTGGTAATTTTGCTAACGGAGCAGGACCGGTAACACTAAGTGGATATGTTCCAAATGGTGCTATCCTAACATCAGTAATACCAGTGTTTGGTAATATCATACCAACTACAATCATTCAAGAATGTATCATCAGAATGGAATTAAAACAGAATTTTACTTTAGTGTTTAATAATTCGCTTCTGATTAACCAAGAAAGATGGTCAATTTCAACTTACAATGATCCAAATGCATTCGTGCAGTTTACTGCTGATGCTAACACTAACACATATAGTATTACATATAAATCATTAGCATATTATTTTGGATCAGTATCAGATACCAGATTTACATTTGATACTAATTCTGTAATATATGACCCATATTCCGGCAAGATTCTTCAAGATTTTATTAATGTTTTAGGGATTAATGCTGGCTTTAATTCTAGCCAGCCCTTAGGGCAGAATACGCCAATCAATGTCACTGGACAGCCAGTTCAAAGTGATGGATATATCAATGATTTTCAAGTAAGGGTCTCTGCTACAGATATTAATAATGGCAATCTCATACTTAATCCAGATTTTTTCAATAAAATAACTGGATATTCAAATGGCAGTTCTAACATCGGAGTATATACTTTTTTTGAAACAGTCATTGACCCACTCAACTTAACGGTTAAGTATATTATTCCATCGTCGTCTGTGGTATATCAATACCCAACTCTTTCTCAAATTGAAGTTGTTAAATATCAATACCCTCAGGGACAGTTGTTCTACGCATATTCTGAGAATAATTTTTATAAATCATACCAAGACCCAACAGTTCTGACACAATTTTATACAATGGTTCCTCAGGTTCAATATTCAATGCTACCGGGTCGTCAAGGTTTGGCGTTTCAATATAGACACAATTCAAATAATACTACTAGAATTGATCCTGTAACTACTAATATCATTGATCTATACGTAGTTACGCAGGATTATTATACTTCGTATACCAATTGGATTCAGGATACAACAAACACTATTCCAAAACCACCATTGCCTACTATAAACGAATTGTCACAAAATTATCCAAAATTGCAAGATTATAAAATGCTATCTGATTCTGTAATACTCAATAGTGTTGTTTTTAAGCCACTGTTTGGACCAAAAGCCGAACCAGCCCTGCAGGGAACTATTAATGTAGTACCGGCGTCAAACACCAGTGCAAGCAACAGTGAAATAAGAAGTGCTGTATTAACGGCAATAAATAATTATTTTGATATTAATAATTGGAATTTTGGAGCTACTTTCTATTTTTCAGAATTGAGCGCATATCTGCATGCACAGTGTGGTGATTTAATCAGTTCTGCGGTGTTAGTCTCAAATGATCCATCTAAGCCATTCGGATATCTATATGAAATAACTTGTTTACCATATGAAATTTTCACAAATGCTGCAATTGCTAATTCAATACAAGTTGTGCCCGCATTAAGCCCATCATTATTACAAATAGGATACCTATAAATGGCAAAAATTAGAACTCTTAATTTTCTACCAGAATATTTTCAAACACCGACAAATGCTCAATTTCTGGCGGCGACGTTAGATCAGATAGTTAATCCTCCTAGCTTAATGAAAATGCAAGGATATGTCGGTAGTAAATTTGGATACGGTATCAATGCCACGGATAATTATATTCCAGAAACCACAGCAACTCGTAGTAATTATCAATTAGCACCAGGTGTCGTCTTAACGGCCCCGAACACTTCCATAACGTCAACGTCCGGAACAGCAACCGACTTTATCACTTATCCCGGCATGATTGATGCTCTTAAATTGGCAGATGGTGTAACCGATGACAACAGTAAGTTGTTCACTAGTCAATTTTACTCATGGGATTCTTTTACTGATCTTGATAAACTTATAAATTATACTCAATATTATTGGTTACCTGAAGGCCCTCCTCCGGTGACAGTCGCTGCTGCAACAGTATACACCGTGCAAGACTACAATGTAACATATCTCCAAAATGGATATGAAATTTCTGCTGGAATTTCTAATGTAGGATCAATTAATCCACAGATCACGTTGCTTAGAGGTGGAACATATACTTTTAAAGTCAATCAAGAATCAAATTTTTGGATTCAGGGACAACCGGGTGTAACGGGATATTCTCCCACACAGCCAACACTTTATACGCGTAATGTTTATGGCGTTGAGAATAATGGAGCAAGTAATGGATATGTTATCTTTACTGTTCCACAGGCGAATGCTCAAGACCAGTACGTTTTTTCAAATAGCACTAGTGTTGACTTAGTAAGCAATCTGTCATTCAGCCAAGTTGAGGGACAGTTGGTTAAAAATTTTGCTGGAATTGACGGAGTAACTTCTCTAGAGGGACTTACAGTATTATTCTATAACCCATCAATCACTAATGAAATTGGCTATACATCAGAATATTATGATGAAACCCTTTATGATGATAATACTGGGACTGATCCTAGATTGGTAGTGCCTCCTGTTACGCTTCAAATCGCATCATGTGATAACACATCCTTTACTTTAGCGACTGGCAGCACCAGTATGCTAACGGTTAATAATACAGTAACTTTCTCTACCTCAGGCAGTTTTCCCATTTTTGGTGGAGTAACTGCTGGTCAGGTATATTATGTGAACTCAATTTTAAATTCTACGCAGTTTACCATAACCGATAAGATTGGAGGCAATAACATCACGTTAACTCCAGCGGCTGGTCAGATGACATTGAATGTAAATCAGGGGCTATGGGAAGAAGGCTTCTACTCAAACGTACCCCAAAACTTCTATACTATAAATTATGTCGGTGATCCAAATAATCCATTGATTCGCTTATTCCCGACCTCTACGGTGCCATTGAACACTAACATTGTTCCAAAATATGGTAAAGAATATACTAACGTTCCTTTTTATCGGAGCGTTGATTCTAACAATATAAGTTATATTAATCCAGTACCATATGTCACCGCGCCACTCAGTACATTGTATTATCAGGACGGTACCAATCCAAATGATGTTGGTGTTATTAAAATTATTGATGCGAACTTAAATGCAACAATTGACGTAACTACAGATATTATTGGTCAAAAGACTTATACTTCTCCAAATGGAGTAGTATTTACTAACGGACTATTAGTTAATTTTAATGGAAATGTTATTCCAACAAATTACCTGCAAGGACAGTACTATGTTCAAGGAGTTGGTACTGCTATTGAACTAATACCGTTTAATCAATTAGTATGTCCAGAAAGTTTTACTCAAGAAGAATATATTCCATTTGATTCAGATGGATTTGATGATCTTAATTATGACGGCGAATTAAATGTCCCCGCTCTTCAAGATTACATCACGATTGCTCGTGGCTCAATCAGTAGAAATGCTTGGTCACGAAGCAATCGTTGGTTTCACACTGACGTAATTAGTGCGGCTGCAAAATACAATAATGATTCAAATATCATTACCACTTATGCTAATTCTACCAATAGAGCAAAACGTCCTATCATTGAATTTTATCCAAATCTTAAATTATTTAATTCAGGGATCGTAGGAAAGTCGGCAGTTGACTACATTGACACCAGAGTGACTAATGCCTTTACTCAGGTTGCAAATACATATAACTATTATCCAGATATTCAGACGTATAGTTCATATAGTGCCACCATCGCTGCAGTAACTGCCGCAACGTCAACAACAATTACTGTTCCAGCTAGTGCTGTTACTGGATCATTAATTGATTTAATGTTTATTGCAGACTCATCGGGACTGTTACCAGTAAATTCTCAAATCACTAACATTACTGGCACGACAACACTGACGTTGACAGTTACATGGGAATTCCCACAGAATGTTTCTGCCGGATCAAATGTGTCAATTTTTGCATCAGAACTTGACGTAAGTAATTATGCATTATTCCCCAATGCTCGTGTTATTTTCGCAAATGACGCTGATCCACAGGTCAGAAATAAAATTTACGTAGCAGAGTTTTCACAAATTTCCCAAGGTTCCAGACCCGTAATTACATTAACCGTTGCAGAAGATGGTGTCTGCTTAGCAGAAGAGCAAACAGTAATTTCGCGCGGCTACTATAACCATGGCTTAACTTATGTGTATAACGGTAACACATGGGATCAGGGACAACAAAAGATATACGTAAATCAGCCACCACTTTTTGACATTTTTGATAAGAACGGAATTTCACTTAGTGATCCGACCATTTATCCGGGAACTTCTTTTGCAGGGTGTAAACTTTTTGCATATGGAATTGGGTCCGGTTCCAATGATGCAATACTTGGATTCCCAGTAAGATACAGTAACATTAATAATATTGGTGACATCAGCTTTGATGTGTCATTGAACAATGACACATTTTCGTATATTAATGGCACTACCCCAATTACAGAAAAGGTAAATATTGGTTACGTATATAATTATACTGATATTGCCATGGAAGTAAAACAGCTAGGTTGGCAAACTGCAATCGCTGACAGTGTGCAGTATCAAGTATTTAATTACAATTTTGATCCATTGGTTAACACAACTACATCATTTGTATGTGATGTTGCTGCTCTCAGTGAACCAACATCAGATAATCCCGGTTGGCCAACGATCAAAGTATACATAAATAACACATATGTAAACCCAAACAACTATACTGTTAGTGTTGGTCCTACTACAACTACTATAACACTTGCAAATGTTCCGACTGCAAAAACTGTAATACAAATTCTGGTACTTAGTGACCAAGTAAGTAACTTGGCTTATTATGATATACCAATCAACTTAAATAATAATCCATTTAACGAAGATTTAGCCATCGTTAATATGGGTGATATTCGCGACCAATATCAAGACATATACATTAATGCCCCAAACACAACGGGTCCAATTTTTGGAGCCAACAATTACAGAGATTTAGGTAATCTTTTGCCATATGGAACGAAGATTATTCAGAATTCTGCCTCTCTTGTCTTGCCGGGAGCATTCCTTCGCTCACCTAGATATAATATATTTGATGCTCTTCTGTATAACAGCCGTGAATACATTACATATAAACAGTTGATTGTTAATACCGTTCAGAACACTGACTATGTACAGCGTTATACGCCTTCACAAATTTTAGATGTGGCATTGCAAAAAATCACTGCTGCAAAAACCCGCGACCAGTCATTCTTTTGGTCAGACATGCTGCCGTCTCAGACGCCATACGTGTCAAATACATACACATTTAATAATTTGTCAAGTAGTACATTTTATCCACTAAGTCAAATATATAATTTTGCAACTGCGAACTATAATGGAGTATTGGTTTATCATATTACCAATATTACTGGCGTTACCGTTGAAAAGCAATTGTTGTCTGGCGTCGATTACGTAATTAATACGGATTCACCATCATTAGAAGTGTTGATTAACCTACAGGCAGGGGATCAAATTATTATTAAAGAGTATAATCAAACATATGGATCATATGCGCCAAATACTCCTACAAAACTGGGACTATACCCTGCATTTCAGCCTGCCATTGTATTGGACTCTAATTACACAAATCCGACATGGTTCATAAAGGGACACGATGGATCATATACTAAACTTTATGGAACTTATGATCAGATTCTGGGTGTACTCACCGATTTCAGAGATCAGGCATTATTTGAATTTGAAAACAGAGTGTTTAATAATTTGAAATTAAGCACCAAGATTCCAATTTCAAAATTTGAAATCGTACCCGGTTTCTTTAGAAATCCAACATATAGCTATAAAGACTTCATGTCTATCTATAGTCCATTGTTCCTAAATTGGGTTGGACAGAATCGTTTAGATTACAAGACGCAATATTATAATAGCAGTAATACTCTAACATATAATTATACTAATTCAGCAAATAGACTGAATAATGCTCCTATTCAACAAGGATATTGGAGAGGAGTGTATGAATACTTTTACGATACAACAACTCCTGATCAAACTCCTTGGGAAATGCTCGGATTTGCCAATGAACCAACATGGTGGACAACGCGCTATGGTCCACTACCATATACAAGCGATAATGGTATTCTTTGGGGTGATCTTGAAGCAGGTTATATATGGAACAATGGCAATCCGTATATCAATACGGAATTTGCCCGCCCCGGACTGTCAAAAATAATTCCAGTTGACACGAATGGCACATTGCTTTCACCATTTCAATCAATTATTGGAAACTACAACCCAAGCACTTTCCAAAAAGACTGGGCTGTAGGAGATGATGCTCCAACAGAATTTTCATATCGTCGCAGTTCAACTTATCCATTTGACCTTATGAAAATTTACGCTCTGACTCGTCCTGCTGAATTTTTCAACTTGGGAGTCGACTTGGACAACTACCAATATAATTCTGATTTTAACCAATATCTCGTTAATAACAGAAGTCACTTAGTACTATCCAATATTGAAATATATGGTAATGGTACTGCTAAAACAAGTTATATTAACTGGATTGTAGATTATCAGAAGCAGCAGGGAATTGATGCTACTGCTGACACTACTACGTTGCTGAATAATTTGGATGTAAGACTGGTTTATCGTTTAGCCGGATTTAGTGATAAAAATTTACTACAGTTTTATGTAGAAAAAGGATCACCTAACAGTAACAATTCGTCATTATTAATTCCAGACGAAAGTTACAAAATTCTACTGTACAATAATCAACCGTCAGACAGAATAATGTATAGTGGCGTCATAGTGCAGCAGAATGATGGGTACTGGACAGTATATGGGAATTCACAACTTTATGCTTATTTTACCATTGCGAATCCATTGATAGGAAAAGGAACAACTAATCTTACAGTTCAAAATATTTCCGTAAATTTATATAGAAATTATTCTGCCACTCAAACAGATATCGTCCCATATGGGACAAAATTCTACAATGCACAAGACCTTGCGCAATTTTTAATGTGTTATGGTAAATATCTTGAAACACAAGGAATGTTATTTAATGACATTCAGAATGGCATACAAGTAACTTGGACGCAAATGATCCAAGAGTTTCTTTATTGGGCACAGACTGGATGGAATATTGGCAGCATTATTACATTGAATCCTGCAGCAGGCTTATTGGAAATTAGTCCACAGAATCTACTGGTTCAACCGTTGACCATTCAGGACCAAAATTTCATCCTGAATCAAAATCTTTATCCTATTGAAAATAAAGATTTAGCAATATTTCGTAATAACAATTTGTTTAGTGTTAAAACACAAAATGTTGGCGATGCTATGGCATACGGACAATTTGATATCAGTAACTTTGAGCACGGTATTGTGTTTAATAATTTTACATTATTCAATGACGTAATCTATAACTTAGTGACCGGACTAAGACAAGACCGCATTTTCCTTCGTGGAGAAAAATCGGCTGAATGGAACGGGACAATGTATGCTGGTGGATTTATTCTCAATCAGGATAATGTGCAAGAATGGGACCCAGCAGTGAAATATACGCGGGGTTCGGTAGTGCTTTATAAGAACAATTATTATCAGGCACAAGTTGTGGTAAATCCTGCAACTCAATTTAATCCATCTCAGTGGAAATTGACCAATTACGAAGCAATCCAAATTGGCATGCTTTCAAATCCATCAACGAGGGCATATGAAAGCACATTATTTTATGATATCAATCAAGCAAACCTTCATGATGATGCCGACACACTTGGGTATTCACTGATTGGCTACCGACCAAGAGATTATTTGGCATTGCTTGATTTAACTAATGTTGCTCAAGTTCAGGTTTATCAGAATCTGATTATTAATAAAGGAACTTTAAATTCAGTAAGTGCATTTGAAGGTGCAAATTTACCAACTGGTGGCATCAACTATTCAGTCAATGAAATATGGTCAATACTGTCCGGAAAATTTGGCGGAACTCTAAATAATAATTTTATTGATTTTTCCATCAATGCTCGTGACATGACGGGAGACCCATCAATTGTAAGTTTAACAGACGGAACCATTAATACTAACGGCGCAATGCAAGAGATTCCATTGAATACGCTGTACAACTATGGTACTCCTATTTCCTCTCCTAATTTTTTGCCTGTAACCTCTAATCCTTCAGTGAATAACACATACCCAAATGCTGGGTTTGTAAACTTCAACGATATAACACTAGCATCTTACTATTATGCAGGTCTTCCCCGTGCAACCAATTCCAGTGGCGCTATAGTGCCAATTCAGAATTTTTATGTCGGACAATATGCATGGTTGGCAAACTTTATGCAGGATTGGGGAGTTTATTCTTGGGAGGTTGTCGGACAGATATTACAGGTTCGTAATAATAACAATTCTACCGTAACATTAACTTTTAGTGCTCCTCACAATTTGGCTAGATTGCAGTCTTTGTCTATTGTGAATTTTGCATCTAACGTAAATGGTTATTATATTGTCATTGATGTTCCAAGTATATATGAAGCGGTAATTAATTTAAACCTTAATAATACTACACAAAATTCAATTCAGGGATTAGGTATCGGGTTGACATTTAAGTCACATCGTGTAACTAATCCATCCGATATTGGAAATCTAAATCTCACTCAGGCAGACTTCATTGATAATTTGGTATGGGTAGATAACAATGTTGATGGTAATTGGGCGGTATTGCTTAAAGCTAACAACTATGTTATGCAGAACACACTTCTTAATCAACCGGTATCAACCTCCACATTTGGTTCAGCAGTTGCCTACACTCCTGATATCGGATATCTTGTTGGCGATGCTGCCGCAGGAAATGTCTATAGATATGTACTCAATTCATTAACTCAAGAATATGAAATTTACCAGACAATTACTAACGGAACATCATTTGGTTCTGAAATTTCGTATTCCGCATCAAACGATATCTATGTCGTATCTCAGCCCACAGGAACGCCTGAGGTATTCATTTATACACTTAATAATAGTCCATTAGGTGACAACCTGATTCAATATCAGAGTGCCATCACAGCGCCGGGTGGGGTAACCAACTGGGGCAGTGCAGTAGCAATTTCTGGTGATGCAAACTGGATTTACATTTCCGATATTACAAACAACAACATCTACGTTTATCGTAGAGACAATATTCCTTTGCAGGCTGGATATTTTAATACAGGCCAGACTTATGTAATTACCGAACTTGGTTCAACAGATTTCACGGCAATTGGCGCTTCATATAATGCGGTCGGAATCACCTTTATTGCCACTGGAGCGGGCACTGGATCAGGTACCGCAACTCAAGTAACATATCGCTATGCAAGTGAAATCACTGGATCAACCTATGGGTATACTTCGGGGGATAATTTCAGCGCCTCTCTTTCAACCAATCAAGACGGTAGCATATTGATTGCTGGAGCGCCACTCAAAAATTATAGCATGACTATTGAAGATTGGGGACAAGTGTCTGTATTGAATCGCACTGAACAGAATTTCCAAGTGCAATCAGGTCAAGTTCCTAACCAGACATCAGTGTTCCCGTTGGCTTGGACTCCTGTCGCGACCGCTACTATTACTGCTAGTGCTACAAACTCATCCAATGATACAATCACATGCAGCACGAGCATGAGTGCATATGCCGTAAATACCCCAATAGCCTTCACTGGTGCGTCATTGGCTGGAACTGGTATCAATGCCGCGCGAGTATACTACATCGCTTCTATATCAGGTAACAATATTACGATAAAAACAAGCCGTATTACCACAACTGTAGTAGATTTAAATAGTGTGTCATTAACTGGCGTAAATGTTTATGTTCAAGTGACACCACTGTATGTATCTGTTAACGGCACGATTGTTGATGATAGTAACTATGCAATAATTGGCACCAACTTATATTATTATAGTAATTTAAATGCTGGTGATATTTTAAATGTCAATGACAGTAAGTTTTTCTTAGCTCAGACATTTAATTCCAATTATCATGACCGAACAGGAATTCACTTTGGTTATGCTGTCGCAAATGCTAATAGCGGTTCTGATATTCTTGTTGGATCGCCATTTGAAATAAGTGACATTAATGGTCAAGAAGGAGCAGTTTATAAGTTTTCAAATGGTGGTGCCAAGTATGGTGTTGTCGTTGGGACTACTGGATGTAATATTGTTTCTTCAACAACAGTTCTGATCAACGGATATGCGGTAAATCTTTCTTCTGGATGGACGGCAATTCAGGTTGCTAATGCAATTAATACCTCAGGTTTGATTAATATTCAGGCTGCTGCCACTAGTAATAATAATATTATTATTCAGTGCATTGATAGTGCAATTGCGCCAGTTAATAAAAAGTTAGTAATCACTGCATTTAATACTACTGCATTTTCTGAATTGGGCTTCCAGCCATACACAGAAACACAAGTACTACAGTGTCCATATGCTTCTGGTCCAACACAATTTGGTACTAGTATTAAAATTGACGCGTTCAATAATATGGTGGTTTCAGCACCAACTGACACTCGTTACGAAGGCACGTTATTTGATTTTGTAGATGCTTTTAATTTAAGCAACGATACCGTATTTGATAATAATGCAACTCAATTTGTTGATTCATATCCAAATGCAGGCGCAGTCTATCTCTTCCAGTATCTTGCTGATTATAATGAAAGCTTGACAACACCGGGACAATATGTGTACGCTCAGAGTGTCAATGACAATTCAACATCATATGGTAACTCGCCTATGTATGGTACTGCTCTTGATATTAACGATAACACAATTGTTATTGGAACTCCAAACTTCTTGACTGGTGTAAATAATGGTCAAGTTCTGGTATATACAAACCCAACAGGTGTTCCAGTCTGGTCCGTATATAGAAATTCTGCACCAGTGGTTGATATCAACTCCATTCAGAACTCACAACTTTACAGTGCAACAAGCAACCAGACCCTTGTAAACTTTGATTACATGGACCCATTACAGGGCAAGTTGCTTGGTGCAGCCCGCGAAAATCTGGATTACGTTACAAGCGTTGACCCTGCATCATACAATAGCAATCTTGCTAATAACAATGGTAACATGTGGGGCACTGCACAAGTCGGTCAGCTTTGGTTGGATGTAACTAATATCCGATGGGTAAACTATCACCAAAATGATGTAACATACAATAGTAAATATTGGGGATCGGTATTTCCGGGTTCAGATGTCGCAGTATATACTTGGGTAGCAAGTTTCTCTCCGCCAAATAAATATAGTGGTTCAGGCAGCGTATATGATATCAATAAATATTGCGTTGCAAGCGTATTGAATTCTTCAAACGTTGTTTCTCCAGTTTATTATTTCTGGGTACGCAACACTAATATTATATTTGATCAGAGAAATAAATCATTATCAGATTCAATTGTATCCACATATATTGCAAATCCGTCTGCGTCCGGTATTCCATTTGTTGCCCCATTGTCTCCAAACACGATTGGGCTTTATAATGCATCTACATTTTTTAACGGAAAAGATTCAATATTTCATATCGGATATTCAACTGCAAAGGCACAAGACGTCTCACATGAAGAATTTGCACTTATTAATCAGGGCGATCCTAAAAGTTTCCTGACCGGTTTTCCTCCTATAGTGAAAAGACAGACAACAGTCGCGACATTTGGAAATAATTTTAATTATACAGGAATTCCTACTGCATTGTATGAAAGGTTATTGTATTCATTTTCCGGATGTGATAAATCCGGAGCAGTTGTTCCTGACCCATTCTTGCCACTTGCGGTGCAGTCTGGCGTAATGTCCCATCCAAGACAAAGTTTCTTTTATGACAGATTTTTAGCACTTAACAACTATTTAACATATGCTAATAGTATTTTAATTCAATATCCCATCGCTGAACTAAGACCGGACTCTACGTTTTTGTTTGCCTCAGGTGAATATTACACTACGTCAGATTATTGGTCATATACAAATTGGTGGGCTGCTGGATACGACAATAATACCAAATCGCTTTATCAGGTTCCATATTATGCTGATCTAAAAACATTAAATGTATCTTCAGGAACTATTGTTACTGTATTACAAAGTAAAAATGGTAATACTGAAACTTATCGCTATGATGGTAATGGTGTATGGACTCGTGTCGGACTTCAGAATGGTACCATTCAGTTTAATTCTACATTGTGGGATTATGCAAGCGGTCAGTTTGGATGGGATGGAAACTTCTTTGATACTGGCGTATATGACGACTATCCAAGTCAAGAGACATATTATATTATCCGCGCACTAAATGAACAAATCTTTACTGAAGACTTACTTCAGTATAGAAATTCAAGCCTAATTCTGATGTTTGAATACATTCAGAGTGAAACTGTAGAATCCCAAAATTTCTTGCCATGGTTAAATAAAACATCATTACTTGATGTACAGCACACTCTTCGTGAACTTCTGCCATATGAAAATTATGTAACAGATAATTTTGATTTCTTGAGTGGCTATATTAATGAAACTAAACCATATCATGTATTGATCAAAGATTTCTTATATGATTATAAAGGAAATGAAGATTATGTAGGAAATCTGACAGATTTTGACCTTCCTGCACAATATAATAGCACTTATCAAAAATTTATATCTCCCCAGATTGTGTATGGTTTACCAAGTAATGAATATGAATATGCTAATACTGACAGCATTTGGTCAACTGCACCATATACTCAATGGAAACAGAACTATGGAGTATCATTGACCGGTCAGCCAGACTACTTGATGACTACATTAACTTCATATATGGATTTAAAGTCAAATAGCATGATAGTTGAAAATGCCAATGGTTTTCCTATTAATGGTATTCTAACTATTGACAATGAACAGATTCAATATAGTGCGGTTGATACGTCACTGAATCTTATTGCTGGTCTAACAAGAGGATATAATGGAACTACAGTGTCCAATCATTTTCCGGGCGCAAAAATCACAATAAATCTTCCTCCGGTAGTTCTATTGAACGGTGGCGCAGGATATGTAAATACTCCAAAGGTAACGGCATATATTGATACAACCCTTTATCCGCCTCCAACAGTTCCCGCACAACTACAAGCGGTTATGGGCATTGATTCCGTATTAAATATTGATGTAATTAATCCGGGTGAGGGCTATGCCATCACACCAGAAATTGTAATTGATCCGTCAACAACAATTTCATTTACCAATACTGCAATCAACTCTTTATTACATACTGTGGTTGTTTATGCACCTAACTTACAGACAGGTAACGTAATCCAATATAAGGCTGGCGCTGATAAGGTTGGTATCGGACTGCTATCAGATAACGAATGGTATTATGTAAATGTGTTACAGACGAACCCAACCTCTGTTATTGCATTGTATTCTTCATATCGCGATGCTATAAATGATAAAAATAGAATTCAGATATATGATAAGGGAACAACCAACACTTTAAGTTTTAACTTAGGTGCACGGGCATATGCCATTTCAACATCTTATCCTATAAGAGAAAATAATATTACCGTTAAGTTTGACAGAACAACTTACAAATCTCAAGTAATTGATTGGAAAGCCGGTGAGTATTATGGATCATTCTTTGCTGGAAACTACTTGAATATTAACCAAGTATCAAGTTCTTCCATTCAATTAGAAAGCGTCAATCCATCTATTTCTGGAATCTTGGCATCGGCACAAGGCGCAGTATTTGAAATTGTTAGCGTGGCTAATAATAGACAAACTGATTGGTCATCAACCATTAGATATGTTAGTGGCACAAGCAGTAGCAATAATGCTATCACCTTAATTCCACAAGACAATAATAACAACCCATCTAATCCTGAACCAAATGCCTCGGGAACGACAATTGGATTTTATGTCGGTATGCCGGTCCAGTTTAATGGTGCAGTGATTGGTGGATTAGTGGCCAATCAAGAATATTATGTTGCGCAAGTAATAAGTGAAACTGCATTTACAGTCTCCGCAACACAAAATGGTTCCGTAGTTTCTTTAACTACGGCAACCATAGGCTCAATACCAATGACATGTCTGACTGCTCAGATTGTTGATACTGCGGTTCTTGATATAAATTATCCCGGAATATTGACTGTTACTAATACTACCTCAGGAACCAATTATCTGACTGTCCCAACTAGTGTTATTGGAACTGGTGGAACAAGCAGTTTCTATCAAAATCTTCCAGTATTTTTCAGTGACGGTGTGATTGGAGGAGTCGTAGAAAATCAAGTTTATTATATTAGCACAGTAATTGATCAACAGACATTTACAATTTCTGCAAATGAAAACCCGCTGACTACTACAATGACATCAACAGCATCTAGTACTAATGTCATCACTGTGGGAAGCACATTCCAATTTAATGTAAACGATCCGATTATCTTTACGCAAATGACTATTTCGGGAAGCCCTGTAACCGCATTTGGTGGAATTGTGGCAGGTACTACTTACTATGTAAGTAATATTCTCAGTGGTACAACGATGCAGATTTCCCAGTATATTAATGGTTCTATCCTTACGTTGTCAAATGCAACTGGAACAGCATTGATTACCGACCAAATTGATAGTGTTCAATTAACTACGGATACTGGTGCAATGACCATGAACGTGTCGCTGCCAGTAAGTCCCGGACAAATAAATGGTCAAAAATTTACACTGTACGGAACATCTGGTCAATATCCGAATATTACTAGCGGTATTGTTGGAAATCTGATTCAGAGAAACGTAAATGCAACCGTTGCTAACGGTAATAATATTGTTGCTATTGATTCTGTTTCTGGTGGGACTGATTTGTTCTATGTTAATATGCCAATTCAGTTTGCAACTGCCATTGGTGGTCTTTCATCTAATACTACATATTATGTATTGACATATTCTGGTCAAACCGGGGTGAATAATATTCAAGTAAATGTTACCGGAACATCATCTGACGGAAATCTACTAACGGGCGACGACACATCATATATGTATGTTGGCATGTCAATCGTATTTTCTGGACAGGGACTTGGTGGCATCTTAACTGGCAAGCAGTATTTTGTATCTAGCATTGCCGATTCAACTCACTTTACTGTGTCTTTGACTAAAGGTGGTGCAACTCTCACACTAACTACAGACAATGGTACTATGACAGGGGTTGGTGATCCATATATTACTGTTTCTGCAACTGCGGGTGGCCCACCAGTAACTTTAAGCAACTCCACAACGGGTTCGGTGTTGAATCAATACATAACTTCAACTCCTACATTTGATATGTCGTATATTTTAGGTGGATACAGGGCGATAATCACTAGTGCTGGATCAGGGTTTGCGCTAAACAATACTATTACAATCAGTGGAACGGTCCTTGGTGGAACAACGCCATTAAATGATGCAGTATTGCAGGTTAATAATATTAACTCTTCTGGAGGAATCACGAGCGTAATCTGTTCTGGAATCGTGCCATATCCATCACTGACATGCTACTTAAAAGTGATATCCCCAAATCAAGTTGAAGTATATGCTAACCCATCAATGACTGTGCCGGTAAGTGGAATAAATCTTGGTTTTGGTGGATTTACGATTGATACTGTAAATTCGGTCACTGTATCAAATAATTCATTGACAATTTCTGATACTTCTAAATTTAGTGTTAATGATGCAGTTGTGTTTACTGGTAATACTAGTACTGCAGTTTCTAATATCTCTCCATACTTGACATATTATATTTCTGCAATTCTTAACAGCACTCAAATTCAGGTAACAACAATTCCGGGTGGAAGCGCCATTACGGTTACATCAACTGCAAACACAAACTTCACTATTGCCAAAGCTGGAAGTTTTGCATTCTTGCCTGAACCATTCTTCTTTAATCAATCAATTGTTAAATTTAACGGCAGAGTATACATCTGCGTTGTTTCAAATAATGACAAAAACTTTGTAATAGGTAAATGGCAAATTCTTGACTCTGATGATCCACGATTGAATGCAATGGATAGAGTAATTGGTTATTATGCCCCTACAACAAATATGCCGGGTGTTGACTTAACTCAGTTATTTGATGGAGTCACGTATCCTAACTCAATTTACTATGGTAATGAATTCCAGCCATCACTACAGTATCCATTGGATACGGTATTACAGGATCAGCCATTTAATAATACTGGACTGCCTGTACCAACATATGATGTTCAGGGTGCACCATTCCAGTATGGATACGGTCCCGAAGAATTGGTTCCGGGAGTAGTAACAGATAACGTTGCGATGACGGTCGCAACTCGTCCGGGAACCGATTGGAACATTGAACAATACGGTCACTCTGGGTATAATGTGGTGTCCAAGAATCTTGTCCCAACCTCCGGAACACAGGCGACATATAGTTTTGCTGGAATCGCTCATTTCCCTGCACAAATCTTTGTACAGACAGTGGGTGTAGCATCCGGACTAGGAACAACATTAAATAATGGCATTGATTATACGGTTAATTGGATTAATAAGACCTTTACTCTTACTAACCCGCTTCCATATCCTATTACTGAAACGATTCGCTTAGATGTATATGAAGTAGGAAATGGTAACCAATTGATTAAATCAAATAGCAATGTTGATCCTATTCGGGTTGATCCGGTATCCGGATTTAATGAAATCTATGTAGACTGTAATTACAGTGCGCCAATCTATCAAGGAAGTGGTGTAATACAGCCGGGTACATATGATATTGATACCATTGCAACTCAGACTATCAGTAATGGTAATGGAATTCTATGCAATAATTTATCAAATCTGTCTCTTAATTCACCAATAACATTTGAAGGGATAACTTTTGGTGGAATTAATCCAGACACTGTATATTATGTAAAGAGTATTAGTAAAGCAACCAATACAATAACCATATCCGCATCGTTCAATTCGGCTACTGGACAGCCTGGTCCCATTTTAGATGTCACTGATGCAACAGGAACCATGTATGTAATTGTTCAGGCAGGAACGGGATTGACATGGACATCGCCAATAATTTATCATAATGGTACGAAATTAATTGCTGGTGGCACAGATATCGTTACTAACACTACTACTGGAACTAACGCCATAACAACAAATTCAACTTCTAGAATGGTAGTCAATACGCCTATCACCTTCAGTGCAAATATGTTTGGACCTGACATTGTTCCTCTACAAAGATATTATGTGGCACAGATATTAAGTAGCACAACCTTTACTATATCCGCAACTCCATCGGGTCCAGTATTATCGCTGACTACTCAACAAGGCGGCGCAACGTTCGTAACATATGATTATGCCTTTGGTATCCAACCAAATGGAACTTCTGCAATGATAATTTTCTCAACAGGAAATTATACAAATAATTCTGATTATCTGGTATATTCATTATTTGGTCAGACGTTACCAATCCAGTATGGATATACAGTACCTGAAACTCAATTGTTTACTGGAACTGGTTCTCAGACGCAATTTGCTTTGTCTAACTATGTTGGCGCAGGCAATCCATCTAACGCAATTGTAGAAGTTAATGGACTACGAGCATCGCCGTCCACTTATACAATTGATCCAAGTGCCGACACAATTACATTTAATTCTGCGCCATCAAACGGGTCAGAAATAGGAGTCACTACATTTAATGATACTAGAAGACAATATTTAAATACTCAAACAATTACTGCGACAAATTCAAATATTGTTAGTCAGATCGTAAGTATTTCAAATAATATTACTTCTCCATATGCGGTGACGGCATCTAACGCAACAACTTCTGGTACCAATAATATCACAGTTGTTAGTACTTCCGGATTCGTGGTTGGTCAACCAGTTACTTTCCAAGGAACTAGTTTTGGGGGAATAGCTACAGATGGAACTGTGTATTTTGTTCAAAGTATAGTGAGTTCTACCGCATTCAGAATTTCTGCAACTGCCGTTAATGGTGTACCGGGAAGCGTGTTTGCTGTGACTACTGCCACTGGTGAAATGCTAGTAACTGTTGGAGGAACACCAGCCGTTCGTGTAACCACAAACGGTACCAACTACTTTACAGAAAATCAATTAATCAGAATTGATGGGACAGTAGGATCAAATCAACTTAATGGAAACGAATATTATGCAAGAATAATTAATACCAATGTATTTGACTTGTATACTACTCCATTCAGTGCTGCATTAAATGCAGTCAATAACCCAGTAACACAAATATCATCCTACATAAGCGGGGGATACACTTGGGTAGCAGGTTCTTATTATCTAGTTGATACTACAACGTCATCAACTTCGGTTTCAAGTGGTGGAAACAGTAATGTAATCACCGTGGCGAGCACTGCTACTCTTGATTATGGAACTCCTGTAGTGTTTACTGCAACAGGTTCAGCAGATGGCACAAATATTCTTGGTGGATTGATTCAGGGAACAGTATATTACGTAAGCACAATTTATAGTCCAACTCAATTCAGTGTAGCATATTCACAGTATGGCACAAACGTAACCCTGTCTGATGCAACTGGTGTGGTTAACGTAACTCAGTGGGAACAGAATAATCCTGATCGTCTATGGATTACCATTAATGGGTATAGAGTCCCCTCATCAAGCCTCAGATTGTATCCATCAAATGAAGTTGGAATTCTGACGAGCATTACATCAGGATCAGCCGTAATTATGACTAATATGATTCCGACTGCAACGCCGAATGGTGAAATCTATATGAACTTCATTAATGAGTTAGGTCAGGCATCAGTATATAGAGCAAATAACCTATCAAGAACTTGGTTGACTCAGCCATTATATCAAGAAAGTGATTTGGTTTATATACAAGATTACCGTGCAGTAACTAATAGTGTTACTCAGACATCAATAGTTCCGGCAGCAAGTGGCGGCGTTTATACTATAGGATTGACTGGTGTAGATAAAACACTCATTACCGGTATTTCTGTATATAACAATACTACTAGAAAGTATATAAGTAGTTCTAACTATCAAATCACGATCATTGGTTTGGCACCAGAACTAGTAATTAATACTGGCAGTTATATTAACGCGGGCAACTCACTGACAATAACTACATTGATAGGCAACACTATATATATTAATGGTGAACAAATTAAATTCAGTATTGTCAATACTGTAACTAATACACTTGGTGGATTGCAGCGTGGGGCAAATGGCACAGGCGCACAGGTATATATTCCGGAATATGCTGATGTATTCAGCATATTGTCAGCAAACAAATTGCCAGATACTTACTATAACCAGACATGGAATTCATATGTATACAACCCAACACTTGGTGATCCATTGCAGATTAGTCAAACTATTCCTGCAACATTCTTAGAAGTGGATATAACTTAAATGATAAATAGTCAGATGAAAAACACAGAAAATAATCCTAATAATCAAAAATCAGGAAAACCAAACGAGTTTGGGGGAATTTATTTTTCCTCCAGCGTAAAAATCTTTGATCCTAACTCTAACGAAGTTATATTGCAAAAAAGAGGGGATGACTAATGTCAGTTGTCAACCTACAATATAAAGTTGAAGGCTTTATTAAAATCTTTGATCCCAACTCCGGTGAAGTTTTTGTAGATAAAAAAAATGCAATCAATTACGAGACGATGAGCCTTGCTCTTGCAAATTCACTCAGTGATCGCGGTTATGGTCAGATTTACCAAATGGCATTTGGTAATGGCGCGGCAGCAGTAGATGAAACTGGGGTCATCACTTATCTTCCACCAAATACAACTGGGTTAAATGCTGGCCTGTATAATCAGACTTATGCTAAAATCGTAGATGATACTAGTGTTTTTAATCTAGACCCAACTAGAAATAAGATGACTGTATATCATACTACTGGCAATTTGTATACAGATATTCTGGTACAGTGCCTACTTGATTATGGTGAACCATCCGGACAGCAGGCGTTTGACAATAGCACCGCATTAGTGTCAGAATATACATTTGATGAATTGGGTCTACTGGCAAATTATGGAACTGACAGTAACGGAAATCCTATAACTCAATTGTTAACTCACGTAGTATTTCACCCAGTACAAAAGTCATTGAATAGGCAAATTCAGATAGATTATACTGTCAGAATTCAGGCTCTTACCAACTTGGTGACAATTTAATAACAGGATAAGTAAATGTCATATATTATCTATAAGAGTGACGGAACAACACTATGTAGCATTTCAGATGGTACTATTAATGTCACCTCAACGTCGCTTGGTCTTCCCGGCAGATTATATCCGGGATATGGACAAGTATTTGACACGAACTTTGTGCACGTAACTGAAAATTTTGCAAACAGTTCTCCTCCGGCAAATCCGCTCAGAGGTCAGTTTTGGTATGATACCGGTAATGCCGTCATGCGTGTATCTCCGATTGACAATGAAGCCACCACATCTAACTGGATGGTCCTTTCAACTTTTGACTCCAATGGAAATCTTGGACATTCAGGAAGTTTTTCTGCAAACAATTTAAACTTAACAAATAATGTGTATGCAAACAATACATTTCTGTCTGGATATGCTAACATCACCCAAGGTATATCTGCAAATGGTGCATATACTGGTTTGTTCTCTGACGGCATTGTAGTTGATTATGTTGTAGCTAATGGAAGAATCAGTGTTGGAACATCCGATGGTATAAATTTCTACAATAATGGAATTGGTGTTAATAAGATTTTCGGAATTGATGCAAATGGAAACATTACCTCAGGCAATGCCACATTAGGAAATTCTGCGACTGCTACATATTTTACTGGAACATTAACAACACATGCTCAGCCAAATATTACGTCTGTTGGAACTCTGTCTAGTTTGACTGTAGGGAATGTATCCTCCAATACACTGTTTGGCAATGGCACTATTAACGCAAACGGTAATATTACTGCAAATTATCTTTTAGGTAATGGTTCCGCACTTTCATCAATTACTGGCGCAAATGTAACCGGATATGTGCCCAATGCCAATGTTGCCAATACAGTATCTGTGGGTGCACAACCGAACATTACATCTGCAACTAATCTCGCATCAATCGGGACCATCACAACTGGTGTGTGGCAGGGAAGCCCAATTCAGCCGTCATATGTCGCGACTCTTAACCAAAACACAACTGGATACGCTGCGACGGTATCTGTAAGTTCACAGCCAAACATTACACAAGTAAGTAATTCATTTACTCAACTTACGTTTGCATCAAACGGAAGTATTACTATGAGTGGAATTTCTTCACAAATTGCTGGCGCTAATTTACTATCAGGAACATACCTAAACGGAACATTAACAACTCCAGCGCAGCCAAATATTACTTCGTTGGGCACGTTACAATCTTTATCTGTATCCGGGGCAATTTCAGGCGCAACTGTCAATGGTAATGGTTCTGGATTAAATTCACTGTCCGGTCCTAATGTCATCGGTACGGTTGCAAATGCAAACTATGCCCTATATGCCCAGCAATTAGTAGGTGGAGCAGGAGCATCCACTGCTGTTACAGTTACTGCAAATGCTCAGCCAAACATTACATCTGTTGGTACATTAACTGGGTTAGTGGTTTCAGGAAATATTACCGGAGCAAATCTCAACGGAAATCATTTTGGTAATGGTGCAGGATTAACTAACATCAATGGTGCGAATGTTACGGGGACGGTTCCTTATGCTGCTGTTGCAAACTCAGTCGCAGGCGCAAACGTATCTGGACCGGTAGCAAATGCAACCTATGCATCACAAGCAGGATCACTAACCGCTGGTGTCAATGCTACTACTGCAAACACTGTCACCAATGCATCACAGCCAAATATTACTACAGCAACAAATCTGGTCACGGTAGGCACGTTGAATTCTCTTGCGGTTAATGGCACAATTTATACGGCTGGATCATTCAGTGGCAATGGTTCTGGAATATCATACATTTTAGCAGCAAGCGTGAGTGGTACAGTTGCTAATGCAGCATATGCGACATCTGCTGGTAGCGTGTCGGGCGCTAATGTGATTGGAGCAGTACCAAGCGCAACCATAGCAACCTCTGCAACAACCGCAGGAACTGTAACAACAAATGCTCAGCCGAACATCACATCTGTTGGAACATTGACTTCATTGTCCGTAAATGGAAATATTACCGGAGCAAATATTAACGGGAACTTCTTTGGTAATCTGTCCGGGAACGGTGCGGCCATTTCATCAATTAATGGTGCGAATGTTACAGGAACGGTTGCAAATGCGGCATATGCAACCAGTGCAGGTTTAGCAGCCTCTGCAACAACCGCAGGAACCGTAACGACAGCAGCACAGCCGAACATTACATCTGTTGGAACATTGACTTTATTGTCCGTAAATGGAAATATTACCGGAGCAAATCTCAACGGAAATCATTATGGCAATGGTTCTGGTCTGACTTCAATTACTGGTGCGAATGTCACAGGAACTGTTTCTTATGCTGCCGTTGCAAACTCAGTCGCAGGTGCGAATGTCACAGGAACTGTTTCTTATGCTGCCGTTGCAAACTCAGTCGCAGGTGCGAATGTCACAGGAACTGTTTCATCTGCCAGTGTTGCCAGCACGGTATCTACAGGTGCACAACCGAACATCACATCTGTTGGAACACTTACAAATTTATCAGTAAACGGAAACATTTCTGCAGGCAATTTATTTGCTACGTTAGTATATGGTACAGTAGCAATAGCAGCACAGCCAAATATTACATCGCTAGGAACACTATCTGGATTGGTGTCTTCCAATACGGTTGACACAACTACGCCAAATAGTGGAGGAACAACAGGTGGATTAAGATTACGCGCAAATGCAACATCAGGCAATGCATATTTCCAAATAACTGATAGCACTGCCACCACTCAGTGGGGTTATTGGCTATCAAATTCTTCAGCAACTGCAAACTTGATATGGAGCGGAAATCTATCAACTGCTGGTACATTTTACGGTAACGGCGCAGGATTAGCAAATATCACTGGCGCAAATGTCACAGGAACTGTTTCATCTGCAACAAATGCCGTATATGCAGGGACGGCAGGCGTAGTAAATACGATAACCGGACCACAAGTAACAACCGCTTTGGGCTTCACTCCATATAATGCCACTAATCCAAACAATTTCGTGTCCTTAAGTGCATGGACTGAAAACTTCAATGCACAAGGTAATTCTGGTTTATTTTATGGTGGTACCAAAGGTGGCTGGACAAAACTTCCAAACGGTCTCATAATGCAATGGGGAAATGATGAAACTTATCATTCCGGAGAAGGCGGAGTCACGGTAACATATCCAATAGCATTTCCTAATATGGTATTATCTGTGGTAGCCGTTGATAGAGGAAATGCGGATGCTGGCAATGATATGTGGGTTCAGGTACCATACATCGGGAACACTTATTGTACTATATTCTATCAGGCATCATCTGGTGGTAATAACGGTTATGGTTATAGGTGGGTAGCATTCGGATATTAATATGACATATTATTATAGTCCTTCCGAGAAGGGATTCTATACAGACGAACTAGTGTATCCAAAATTTCCAGACGATGCAGTTAAGTTATCAAATGATCAATATGATAGATTGCTTAGTGAAATTAATAATGGCAATAAGGAAATTAAACTAGTTAACGATGAGTTGATCGTTGTTGATAGAATAATTACTAAAACATGGGAATCCGTGCGAAAAAAAAGAAATGAATTATTGAAAAATAGTGATTTTACTCAAATGCCGGATTATCCGGGAGACACGTTAGCATATGCCATATATAGACAGAAACTGCGTGACATTCCACAAACATATGACAATCCCGATAATGTTATATGGCCAGATGTTCCAAACAAAAAACTCTAAATAATGAATAAAAACAAGATAAATAGAACATCGGAGTGAATTAAAGATGGCATATACAATTTTAAACAGTAACGGAACTGTCCTTACCACCATCCAAGATGGAACAATTAATACTACCAGCACCTCTCTCGGTTTACCGGGAAGAAATTATTCAGGTTATGGTCAAGCAATTGATACTAACTTTGTTCAAATGTTGGAAAATTTTGCCGCAAACACTCCACCGCCAAATCCCATCCAAGGACAGCTTTGGTTTAATACCAACAATAACACAATGTATGTTTGTCCAGTTACGGGAGTAACTAGTGCATCCAGTTGGCTATCACTAACATCAACGTCTTCTGGTAGCACGACTTTTGGAAACATTACCGTAACCGGAAATGTTAATACTTCAAATTTATCAACATCCGGAACTGCCACAACTGGAACTTTAAATAGTGGATATCTCACTGTATCTACTAGCGCAAACTTAGCAAATGTCAAATTAGCAAATGCAAATGTTACGGGGACTCTGACTTCAGCCAATATTACTACAGGAAGCGCAACTACATCGGGAACACTGACTGGCGTATGGAACATTTCTGGTGGTGCCGGTGGGGCAGGAGCAACTGCATTAAATTTTGTGTCAGGAGGAATTCAATTACCTTCTGGAGGCACGTATGGTATCAAGTGCGATAACTATATGTATGCAAATGGTGTGGCAATTCCTCTTGCTGGAACAGTGACTGGATTATCAAGCCGCACAACCGTAGCAACCACTACCGCTTCGCTTGCATATCAAGCAAGCGCCACTGCAACAGTAACAGCAGCCAAAGGATATGCGTTATACAGCATCACTGCATCGGTTGGCGCATGGGTCGTAGTATACACCAGTGCAGCCGCACAAAGTGCTGATAGCAGCAGAGCAATCGGAACTCCACCAACGGCGGGAAGTGGTGTAATTGGTCAGTCCATTACGACTGGAACCAATGTTACTACATTCTTTACTCCCGCAGCATTCGGGTTCAATGCAGAAAGCCCTGTGACTACAAATATGTATCTCAAAATTTACAATAACAGCGGCAGCACAAATCCTGTTACGGTAACATTGACATACGTCACTCTAGAGGTATAATTTCAAAATAACACTTGACTGTGTTGCATAAAAGGTATACGGTGAGAAAAATATCACTGTAGCCTATATGGAATCTGTCATAATGTCCGCTAAACACAAAATTGATCTTAATCCTGCTGATAAGTGGGCAATCCCATTCATTGAAAAGTGGTGTCTTAATAATTTATATGTAATTGATGATGATAATCATAAGCAAGCATTTTATAATTTTCAAACATTCATACTGGAAGATCGGCAGCGTTCGCGCGAGATGCATCCGAATATAAAACTCATTAACATTATTGATGACTTGCGCAATCGCCTAAAGGAAGCTGGCGCATCTTATGTGAATGGAGAATACCATTTTTCACGTGAATCAGATTTAACGTTTTTCTTGTTGAGGTGGTCATGACTGGTGTTAAATTTGAAATTACAAAGATTAGATTAAACTCTAAAGTTGTAAAACTGAAAACAAAATGGACAATGCCTCCAGTGAAAAAAGTTAAACCAGAATTTCGCTATGATCCGGGACATCCAGAAGGATGGACTGATGATCTTGGTATTATAGCTGACAAGAATCAGTGGATAGAAGGACGAGATGGCGGTTGGTATTCTGAACTTGATCCTGAGGATTATCATGAAATATGGAAATGGTGCGAACAAAATTTTGAACATGGTTCTTGGTATATCGGCATTTATTATATCTATATCAGGAATGAGAACGATGTCGCTTGGTTTTTATTGAGGTGGTCATGAATCTTAGCGAACTCAAGGCACGGTGGAAAGGATGGCGCGAAAAACGCTTTCTTGAAAATTATGATTGCAAAACTTGGCGCGAATACGAACTTAAATATGATCCCGATTACAATGCCCAGCACTATCTGGTGAGTCAGGTTTATCATGGGTATTCTTCTGTTTGGGCGGTGCCATCCAGTTACTATAAGTCGTCACCAAGACGCTCTTTATTGCGGCCCAGCGCATCTAACAACTTTCAATTTGATGAAATAGATGATATGGTAGAATGGTGTGAGCAGCACTGTCAAGGTAAGTGGCGTAATGAATGGCATCGCGTTAGACAAGACCATAACGGAGATTACTTTGTAAACATCGCTGCCGGGGCAGATATTATGTTCTTTGCCTTTAAGGAAGAAAGTGACTATACGTGGTTCACGTTGCGATGGTCATGACATACCAAGTAACTTTCCTAATAGGTGAAGAACCAGACTGGTATAAAAAAGCATACCTTAAAGGGTGGACAGAACGAGAAAACACCAGTATCAACACCTGGGGACAGGTGTGGAATGATTACTATACGTGCAAACTAAGTCTATCCGGTAAAGGTATCACTGTTACGTTTGACTCTGAACAAGAGTTTACTGCATTTCTGTTGAGGGTGTTATGAATATTCCAGCCAGTATTACTGATGATCTAATGTTAGTGTTTAAAGGTAGAGCGATGAACCCGGACCTACAGCATGAAATGAGAAGATATCTCTTGTCATATCTTGCTGATGAGATACATGATGTTACGGTTTCGCTTGATTATGATAGACATAGTTTCAACGTTGATTTTGAGTTTGAAAGCGACCAACAGGAAATGTGGTTTAACTTGAAATATTTATGAGCGGTAGATACTATATTGGCAGCGGCTCATATCCTTGGCATGCGCCCGCTGTATTTACTCGCGGACTCATAAGAAATCCTCAACATACCTTACGGAAAACAAAAATGTCAAACACGGATAAAACACTACAGACATCAACATATTTCACCATGATCAAAAGTGTTCACCGCCATCATAATGGCAAAGGCGCTCGCTTTCAAAACCATAAAATCACCAGCTATAAAATTACTACCAACTATAATCTTGGTCATACGAATGAGGCGATAGAGTGGGAAAATGAAGTAACGATGCTGATAAATGCAGATTGTTATCGCGAAAATTTTTGTGGACGCACAACTTGGAAATTTTATAACGAACGCGATGCTTACCGGGCTTGGGTTTGTTTGACGCTGAAATATTCATGAATTCGCGAGGTGACATTATATTAATTCAAGATTGGATGCCGATGAGGCCAAGGTGGTTTCGCAGTTCAATCAGTGGGAAGCTCATATATCCCTTTAAGGTCGCATATTGTCGTATGGTAGGGAAATTTCTTTACCAACAGTATGAGGTTGACTTTGAATGGGGTGATATTTTTGATGTGATTAGAGAAAGTTAAAAAAAATATATGGTTCATGTTCTGAAATAAGTAACTATAAGTTTCGGAGAAATAACATGACATTAAAATACACACATTATGATGTGGAGGAAATTCCAGCACTTGAGGTTGAATTGACTGCACTCATTACCAGATTGGAACAACAGAGAACGCTGGTCGCTGATTTACCGGCAGATAACAAGACCAAGGCCATAACTGAGACCTCCATTTTGCTTGAACTTGAGCGTAAAGTAGAGAAACTAAAAGAAAAGCTCCAACTGACTAAAAATGTTGCCTTCAATCGCAATCTTTTTCAAAAGTTTGATTCTATTACGGACAAGAACAATTGTCTTCGTGTTCGTTTCTATGACTGGTTAGCATCTAAACTGGAACATCTGGCTGCTCGCATTCGGAACCATGCTACCAATATCAGCAAGCCGTGTGTAGTTAAGATTCCAAAACAAAAAAAGGACTGGAAAGTCCTGCGAAAAAAAGAAATTAGTATTATGTTAACAAAGCAGGCAAAAGATAAAGAAGTGATCAATACTCATCTAAACATGTTGGGGCGAGAAAAATAACATGACCTTTAATATGCATGAACAGATGGATACTGCTGTAAATTCCATCATCACAAAATATCTATTTGAAGAAATTTCACAAGAAACCTGCGATGCGATCATGAATGATATTCTTAGAGTGTTTGGACCGACAGCAGCAGCACGGGTTACACTTGATACAGATGACAACAGTATTGAAGTAAAAATGAGAGACATTCTTACCAACATTAGAACTTATAAGGTAAGCGCGCCAAAAAGTATTAAGGAAGATATCAGTGAAGTTTGAAATTGATAAGGAAGTAATACAAGATATGATCGCCCTTCATGGAGAGGACCATGTAATCTATGAACTTACTTCTGCCTTTCGCGCCGCCCTTGAATCAGAAATTGAAAAATTTGAACAGGAATTAAAAAATGGCAATTAAAAAAGTAGCAATGATTGGAGTTGGAAAACTCGGACAAGACTGCGCAGAAGTAATGGCAGATTATTATGATGTTGTCGGTTATGATGTAGAATTAAGAACTCCAACGTTTCCAATGTGTAATACTATTCAGGAAGCAGTATCAGGAAGAGATATTATCTTCATTGCGGCACCGACACCACATAACCCCATATATGGCGGTGAAACTCCAACAAGT